CCTTATCATACACAAAACTCAATCATTGTAACTTATATTGCAGGTAGTGGAAGAGTACCTTCTGCTATTCATAAAGCAACTACTATGTTAGTAGCGGCGGAAATAATACGGCATGACGACCAAAGTATATTGATTGCTGAAACAGGTAGTAATATAAGTACAAAGGAAAAGTATGATATATTGGTAAAAGAAGCCAATGATATATTAAGCGGTAAAGGCGATATGGTGTTCTTATTGGATTAGGTGATAATATGACTTGGGATTGGTATGATTTGGATAAAGCCGCAGATGATAGAAAAGGAGTTTCGCAAGCATACAGGCAGAAATCAAAACAAAAACTTGCTGAAAGACAAGCCCTTGAAAGAGAATTACAGAATGTTACAGGTAATAGAAATGCAATATTTGATATTAAGGGTAGAGCCACTAATGAAAGAATAAGGGCTAAAATTGAAGAAGAAAAAAGACTAAATCGTGAAGCCCAAAGTAAATCGAGAAAAGACGCAATTCAACAAGGCAAAGATAAAGTCGTTGCTGGCGCAAAAGCAGGTGCAAAAGCAGGTGCAAAAGCAGTGCAAGATACCGCTACTGCTACTGCAAGAGGTATAGGTCAGGCAGGTGCAAAATATATTGATAGAGGTTTAGGTGGAGATAAACCAAAAGCAACAATGGCACAACAACAAGCAAGATTTCAACAAATAAAAAGAAGGGCTGAAGAAGCAAAACAACCAATTGATTACAAGGCTATTGAAGAAAGAAAAAGGCGAGCATTCAAAGATGGTCGTGACCCTAATTTATATTATAATAAAAAAGGTCAACCTGTGGCCCCTGTTGCTCAAGCGGCTAAAGACGCAGGTAAAGCCATTGCAGGTAAAACCGTTGCAGCAGGTAAAAAGGCAATTGGCGCAGGTGCTAAAGCAGTAGCCGCACCATTCAAATCAGCAGGTAGGGTGGCTTCTCATTTATTTAGGGGAGGTAATAGAATATCATCTACTCATGCAAGTCGTCAATTTGATAGTCAAGGAAAAAGAAATCCTATTTTTAAGCCCGAAGCAAAGAGAAGAAAAGAACTTGAAGCACAAAAAAATAATCCTAAAACCGGTAAAACATCTTCTAATACAGGAGTATTAGGAAATAAACCGCCACCACCAAAACCGCCGAAACAACCTGAAAGGACACTATCTCCCAATGTTAAAGACAAATTAAAAAGAACCACTAATCCCGATTTTGATGTATGATTACTATGTTCGACAAAATACCCTTTGCTGAGTTTAAGAAGTATTTACAAATAGAAAAGGAAAGACAGTTAGCGTTACAAGAAGTGTCTGAAGTATTAGGTATTGATATTGGTTTTAGTGATGAAGAAGTGGTTAAAAACGCAGAAGAAGCATTTGCTAAAGCCATTAGTGAAAAAATGAATAAGGAGATTAATGAATGGATGAAGTCAGCCTTCTCATAGATTTAGTAAGCACTAATTGGGCGAGTTCCGCCACTACTCTACAAAGTGCAGGTACTATTACCGCAGACCATGTTGGTACTCCTAATTTTGTTGATGTTAGAACATTAGAGAAGAATAGGGGAGTTAGATATGATTTAACTGCTAAAGATGTAATTATCTTTTTTGAGGATTCACAAAATGTAGATTATCCGACTACTACCTTTGATGTGAGAAATGAAACTTATACTTTCACAATGCACATACGCACGATTCACGATGAAAGAGCCGGAACAGACGCTAATTTTGGCAAAGATAGGCTAAGGGCTTTATACTTGATTGCTCGTCATGCACTTGAACGGGGTCGGAAAGGCTACACTGCATCGGACGGTTCTAACTTTAGTCAAGTATTTGTTGGTTCACGAAATGAAAGCAATGACCGTTCAAAAAGATTATTTGGATATAAAATAAGCATTGAAGCAAAAAGATTCGCATTAACACTCCCTTAGTAAGTTTGTAAAGGAAAGGAGAGAGTAGCATGGTAAATAATAACATATTTTTAGGCAGTGGAACCACCACAACATTAGTACCCGAATTACAACTAACATCATTTATTGATGAAAGTTCATCTAATAATACCACTTTGGCACTATTAGCGTCATTTTCAACTAACCTTCTTTTGGTTCCTAATTTGTATGTTGGTTGTAAAGTAGAATTATATGATGCTGGTGATACTGCAAATCCTGTTTCTACTCATACTATTACTGCAAATACTGAAACTGCTCTCACTATTACTCCGGCACACGGTCATACGCTGGATAGTGGAGATGGTGATTTTTGTATTATTCTCCCATATGGCGCACCATGCCCTGCTAAGAAAACAGGTTCTAATTCATACAGACTAAATGCTGATAATTGGTTAGGTTTAGTCGAAACTGCTACATTCCCTAACACTGAAATTGAAATGAAACAACTGAATCTATCTCTTGGTGGCTCAAGAAACTTTACTCATCAATACAAGGGTATTGAAACTGCAAGTGGAGGAAACATAGCAATTATGGCTAATCATGGTGCATTCTTGTATTATGCTTTAGGTAGATGTACCGGAATTAAAGCGACTTCTACCACTTCAGTAAGCACAGACCCCGCAGATGCTTTTAACGCACATGCTGTAAGTGCAGTTTATTTTGATACAGGAGATACTTCTGCTACTGCACATGATGGGGCTTTTGAAACTACTCATTTAGAACAAGGGCCGATTTTCTATCGTGCTGATGCGGCTTCTGTTACCTTGTTGCCACCTCTCGTACACGGTTCAGATACTAACACTAATATGAATCTATTAACAAGGCCAACATACAGTAGCGGTGCTATTCAAAATCCTATCACTTATGAGTTTAAGGAGGCAAATGGAGAAGATTTGCCATCATTTAGTTTAGAACATAGTATGACTAAAACCACCACTACGACTGTTACTGAAGGTGCGGCTACTGAAACTGAAACCGTAGTTAGGATTGCAAGGGGTAATAGAGTAAATACTCTAACTCTCACTGCAAACGAAAACGAGGAAGTCAAAATGACTATGGATTTGAATACAAGAACAGTAGACCATATTAATGACTTAACTACTACTCAAGTATATACACCGAGAAACAATGTAGGAACAAATACTTCTTTGTTTAATTTTGACTCAAATCCCGAAGCATTAGAACCATTCTTCTTTTCAAGCGGAACATTCTCTGTATTCGGACAAACTTTCCTAAAGATTACTAATCTAACATTAACTATCAACAATAATCTACAAGATAAGAGATTCATTGGTGTTGGTAACAAGTCAATTAAAGATGCTATTCCGGCACAGAGAACCTATGAAATAGGATTTACTGCTATGATTACAGATGATACCCTATTGACTGAATTGATTAATGATACTGAAAACACAGGTTCGGGTCAAGAAATAGTGCTTCAATTCGACAAGGCTTCGGGAGAACAGATATTGCTTAACTTCCAAGACTATTTCCTATCTTCTGCTAATGTAACTGTTCCCGATGATAATGGGGCAATCACTGTTGAAGGCGTAGTTATGCCAAGAACATTAGATAAGTGTGAAGTTAAAACACATTGGGTTCTTCAAGGGTGATTCAAATGGATAGAAGAGAAAAAAGGAGACTTTTTGCTGAAAATCAAAAAAAGAAGCCTAAGACAGTTAAGACTGAGGTAAAAAAAGAGGAACCAAAGAAGTCTAAACTAGAATGATATTCCACCAACACCGTTTGTTTGTTTGTTGGTTTTGAAGGTGGATAATTATGTTAGAAAAAAAAGTTGTAACAGATAAAAGTGTATTGTTTGCACTAAGCGAATCTACGCTACATTATATTAAAGTAGCACCCGAACAAGAAGAATATCTCAAGGTATGGGTTAAAGAACCCACTTGGTTAGAAGTCGAAAAGGCTCTCAATTCAGTAATGAAAATTGACTCTCGTACTCAATCTCTCGACCTTGACCTAAACTCTATGTATAGGTATATGGTTGAAAACTTCATAGAAAAGACAGAACCTTCACTAAGTACAGTGGATATGTTGCGTCTTAGCCCATATGTGGGTAATCAAATAAAAGAAATACTCCCTAATCCGATGAATCTGATGCAGGGGGACGAAGAAAAAAACGATTAATCGAAGATGTGTTTAAGGGCAGAAAGCAAGACCCTAAAATATCATCTTTGATTATCGTTTATATTCTTTCAAAGGCATTAGCCATAAGTCCGTTAGAAATATATAAGATGCCAGCAGAGTTAGTTTTAGACTTATTAACAGTACATTCTATCGCAGAGGATTTTCAAGCAAAGGAATTAGAAAAAATAAAGAATAAAAAGTGAGGTGTTACACATAACCGGAATAGACGATGTAACAATGTCACTTAATGACTTGAACACTGCTACACTAAGAAGTGCAGTTGAGTTTAGGGGTTTTACTAAAACTATTACTTCTGCCGCCGCAGGTACAGAAGGCGCAAGCAAAGCATGGACTACATTTAGTCGTTTAGTTTCCGGTACTCCATTATGGGCTTTTCAAAATAAATTAAGAGCATATCTTTCTATTTTGGCTGGTTTTGAAAATAGGTCACAGGCTAACATAAAAGCCATGAAAGAAGAGGATAAGTTATTTGTTAAGAGAGTAAAAGGTACAAAAAAGGTAATAGAAGAGTTTGAATTAATGAATCAAATTATGAATGATAGCATTACTATTACAATGTTATCAAAGGTTAGCCACGAACAGGCTTTAGAAGCACAGGTTAGTTCGGGTAGAGTAACGAGAGAAAATATGGACATAGTAAAAGAAGCCATCACAGATACTAAAGAATATGCTTTAGCAATAAAAGCAGGTGCATCAGAACAGATGGCTATGGCCGCAGGTACAGTACAACTCAATAAAAGAATGAAAGAGTTTAGAATACAAGATAAAGCCATCACAAGAGCCGCTAAAGAAGCATATGCTTTCGATGAAAAAAGAGTAAAAACAAGAAAAGTTTTAGCCGGTAAAAAGGCCGAAGCAGAAGGAAAAGGTTACTTTGGTCGAAAATTCGCAATAAGGAAAGCCGGAAAAAAAGAAAAAGCCCAAATGGATAAAGAACAGACAACCATTATGAGTAAATTAGCCGGAGAAAAGGGTGATGATGCTATTAAAACAATAGGTGACGAATTGGGAATGATGGTAAAAGGTATCGGTGCGCCTTTATTCGCTATGCACAAATTAGCAAAATCAAGAAGAAAAATGCAAATTAAAATACTCAAGTTCACTAACTCTCTCAAAGGCGTACTTGATATAGCATTTAGATACTTTATGTTTGGTGTGTTTGCAGTAATAGGATTTATGGCTTTAATACCTGTATTCTTTGCAATTAAAGATATGATTAAGCCATTTGCAGGTGACATCAAACATTTCGGCGGGCGGCTGATAGAGTTTGGTAAAGATATATTTGGAGTAATTAAAGCCTTTGCAGATGGGGGAATTGATGAGGGTATTAAGCAATTAGGCCCACTATTTGATACAGGACTACAATTGTTAATTGATTTCGGTAAAGGATTACTTATAATAGGGCAAGCATTGTTATTCGGATTAATTGATATGGTAATAGAGTTTGTGTATAAGTTTTTCACTGATGAAGAGTTTAGAAAACCAATTATAGATAGATTATTACAAATTGCTAAGATAGTTTTAGCAGTGTGGTTTATTAAAACATTAGCGGCTAATGCAATACAATTAATAGGAATATATCTACTACCTGCTATGATAGGAATTGTTATTTTAGCAGTTATTTACAGGGCTTGGAAGTTTTTAGTCCAAAAGAGTGTTGAATTAGCAAGCAAACAACTTACTGCTTTTATTGAATACATTAGAAAAATAGGAGATTATATTTTTGAAGTAGCAAAAGGTTCTATGAAGTTTATGAAGTTCATTAGGGATGGTTGGAATGACCTTATGGATTCGTTAGACTTTGACTTATTGCATACAGGAGGCGTTGCTACGGGCGGTGCCACTATTGTTGGAGAAAGAGGGCCGGAATTACTAAATCTACCAAGAGGTTCAAGAGTTTATAATAATCAACAAACTAAATCAATGGTAGGCAGAGGTGCTGGTAATGTTGTAAATAACTACATTACAATTAATGCAAGAGATACTTCTGATGCAGAATTAAGAAGAATAGCAGATAGAATAGGTAGTATGGTAAATAGTAAAATAAATCGTACTACTTCATCAAGAACATTGGGGTGATTAAATGAGTTATGTATATTTGAAGTTTGGTAGATATGATGCTGATTCTAATGATTTAGCCATAGATACAATTCCTCTAAATGTAACTTCTGTCGGTGTGTCCGTACAGAAAACAATACCTGCGTTTCCTATTCCATTTTCGGGTGTAGTTACAGGTGAATCCTTAACTGCGGCATTAGACTTAGGTATGGCTACAAAGACAATAGATTTACAAGGATTTATTTCTGAAACTACACTGAGAAAAACAAGAACCCCTTCTTCCGGTGGAACGGAAACTAACACTGCTCTAACTTATACTGCTCACGAAATAGCACAAATGATTGCATCGGGTGTAGATTCCACAGGATTACAAGACAATCAATCCATGAATGAGTTAGTTATTCTTTATCCATCTAAAGTCAGTAATTCCTATACTGCAAGGGCGGAAACTTTAGTGCCGTTTAATTTCGCATCAAGGGGCAGTGCTGGTTTTGGAGATAACTTAGGAGTAGTGCTTAAAAAATCAACATACCCCGATGCACAAACTGATGCCGGTATATCCGGTTTTATTCGTAGTTTTAGTTTTAATTTTGAAGCGGAGAGCATTGACATCAGTTTCAGTATGCAATTTGAAGTAGCGAGTATAGGGCCGTGATATTATGTATGAAGTCTTAACAGGAAAACAACGCTCATTGGTCTTTCCAATTATGTGTAATGCTTTTGTTAAGTTAGATTATTCAGATAATATACCCGATACTAATAGTAATACAGATACTTCAGATGATATTGCTTATGGATTATGGGCACATGAGGGTTCTTTTTCCTTTGAAGGTATAGTGACTCCTTATGATGTAAATGGGTTCGGTACTCATCAAACAAGAGTTAGTTTTAGTAATACTAATTTAGGTGTAGGGAACACAAAAAATGATAGTAAAAAAATAATGCCAAATCATATACAAGCAAATGTAGCAGCCATCCCTGATAAATTACAAGACCAATTGTATTTATCGAGAGCAAATAGGTTAAGTTACGAAATGATGATTTTTAATAATGATAATTTCAAAGTTTCTTTACTCAATTCCACAACGCACACGCAGAATAACCCTGCGGAATATAAAATAAAAGTACAGGTAAAAATAGGCTCAACGACACAAACCGTAACTTCTGATGCGGTTATAGTGCCAAGTCAAGGCCATTCTTTTAGATACAATAGTACCAATGGTGCGGCCCTTTTCAATGGCTTTGATGATAAAGGTAGAGTTATGTACGCTAAGGTTGCTGAAGTCGCTACAAGCGGTCATTCTGCCGGTAGTGCTACTATTAATGTTACATCATCTACTCACCCCGTCCTAACAGGCGATATACAAGAGATTTTTATTAGAGATGGGTTTAACTTTACTTCTTTAGGAACAGTCAATAATGTAACAACCGGAACACCACCGACTATTGTTTTAACAAGTACCTATGCTACACAATTAGCAAATGCTACTGATTTATATTTACCTACATACAAATATCCAACATACATTGAGCAAATGTTTCACATAGGATGCACATATAATAACAAAACAAAAAAGATTTCTATTTACTTAAATGGAGTTAATATAAAAGAGGAAACACATACTGCCGGAGAAACAGGAGATTTTTCTTTTGCAAGGACTGATACCTATTTAGGTTCTAATGGATTAAATGATATGACAGTAAGTGGTATTAATGATGCCGCTAATTCCGGCACTGCAACAGGAAAAAGCGGTGCTAATACTTGTAAACAATTTATGGGAGAAATGCACGAAATAGCAATATCAAATAAGATTAGAGAGTTTGCTGAAGTAGACAACCTTATGCCAAATTACAACAATACCCTTCTTTACTTGAGATTTGAAGAGGTGGATTTATGACCCGTATTTTTGCTGAATCAAATGAAGTAGTTACTGAAGCAGTGAATACGAATAGTAACACTACATTATCTAATGTAGGTGGAGTTTATTATGTTGGTATGGGAGTTACAGGGACAGATATTCCCGATAACACATATGTTTCTGCTACGGCTTTAGGTTCAAATCAAGTAACTATTTCAAATACTGCAACCGGTACTACTGCTATTACTGCCACATTCAATAAAACCAATTACAATGTTCCTACTAATCCTAAGTTTAGAACCTTTGGTGCCTATTCTGGAAGTGAACGACTATACACTATTATCTATGGAGATGCTACTAATACAAGTGATACTATTTCCGTACAAGGTTCGGGCAGTACAAGAGAGTATTCTAATTTGGAAACAACAGAAGGCTTTAGAATTAAAAACTACCACCCAAATACCTTTACAGGAATAAATCTAAGTACAGTTAATTTAACTACACATAATTATTTTGTCCTAATACATTCTGATAATCACCTACTCCACCACTTTGCTAAAGTTACTAAAATTAATACAGATGATTCTTTAGGCGATTCCTTTGAGTTCACTCCATCATTAGGTACTGAAATAGAAGAAGGTACTAAGTTTATGGTATTCAAAGGGCCATCCGTAAATAGTAATGTTTTTGCAATATCAGCAGGTATTAAGCGTGAATTACAAGATTTGTTAGTTTGTGCGAGGCCACTGTTTTATTTCTTTGACGATGAATTGGATAAAGAAGGGCAATTAGACCACAACACAAAATACTTTCAAAGATTTGTTGGCGATGCGGCAGTAAGTGGTACAATATCGCCTTCTATCCATAATACATTTGTTACCGCTTCAGATAACGGATTCATTATCAAAGATTATAGTAAATATACAATGAATGTTAAAATGGTAGATAATCTAAAGGACTTGGATTACCCTGCTTATATAGAAAACTTTGCAAACAATCCTTCTGCTTTACCACAGGAATACGATAGTCCAGATTATACTATATTTACTACTCCAAATGTTTTTACTGATTATAATGATTGTTTTCCTAACGCAAGAAGAGATGGTGATTTAGATGTTCACCCTCTAAGCGATATATCCTACACAGGGCCAATAAGATATGTTCATTATGATTTTTCACCAACTAAAGCCAATAAAGCATACAATACCTTTGATTTGGTTTTAGAAGAATCTATCGGTAAAAGAGGAAGTTATGTAGAAGGAAAAGCAGTGGATAACAAAAGAATCCTCAAACAAAAAAACTCTGTATTTGATAAATTAAGAGTTAGACATAGATTACATAGAGAAAAGTTTAATGATTGGTTTGCACTAAAAGCCACCGTAAAACAGAATACAACCACTACAAATGAATATACTTTTACTACTGAATATGATTTAAGTGAATTATTAAATGAAGGAGATGAAGTTAAAATAGGTTCTCATATTTATATTATTGATACTATTGATAGCATTAACAATTCGGGGGCTACGGGTAAAGAGCAAGATATAACCCTTAGAGCAGAAAGAAGGACAGAAACGGAAACTATCTTTGCTTCGGCCTCTTATACTTTAGCGGCTGATGCAATTATTTACAGAAGGGCATGGAATGTGAATGATTCTACGCTATTAACTAATTTTGATATTTTAGAAAATAGAAATAGTAATCTATATGTTAAGTTAATTTCAGAAGAGTTTGGATTTTTAGAAGCAACCGTTACCAATTCGGATTCAAATAAACAATTACTTACTCTACAATTCGACAGTGATACACAGGTTAATAATACAAATAGGTCAATATCTATACTTGATTATATGGATGGTTCTTATTATATAGAAGTAGAGAAGTTTTCTGGTGTTATTGAAAAACTGAAGAGTTACAAGGACAAAGATACAGGTCAATCATTTTTAGATTATTCGGGTCGTTCTGATATTAGAAAACTTCTTGGCCCTTCTATTAATAAAAATACTTTACAGTCACAAGACATTATCTATTCTACAAATAGTATGTTTAATATTGGAACTGACCTAAGCAGTGGTGCTATTACAAAATGTACTTTTGATGATGATGAAGTTACATTCACAAATACTTGTACGGGTGATTTGCGAGTCGGAGATAAATTATTTTGTGTGTATAGCACCCATTTAACCGTAGCATATATAGGACAAGTCAAAACAATAGATAATGGAACTACTGTTACATTAGAAGAAAATGCAAGAGCAGAAGTAAAAAGTCCGGCAGAAGCAGTATTTTATACAAGAGAAAAACACTATATGTTCAATAAAGCATTATCTCACAATAGGTTTATGACTTCTTGTAGTGATTTAAGTGGTGCTTCTGGAAAAGGCCTATTTTTTGATAGCGGAGTAGTTATTAATTCTGATGGTTCTGAAGGTTCTACTTTAGTTAATACTTCTTCAGTAAATACTTCTAAATCAATAGGGTATCATTTGGATAATATTATGAAAGTTGATGCGGCTAATTTTGAAAGTACATTTGTTTCGCACGAATCAGGAAAAAATGATGGCTTCTTTCAAGCAAGATTACATGACAATGCTTCATCAAGAACATATACAGATACAGATACAATAAATACATTATTAGATTTTAATATTTTAGGAGTTGCAACCGAAGAAAAAACAAGCATAATAGAAGTAGCACCACACTTACCACTTACTTTAGGAAGAGTGGATATTAATTATGCTAACACATTAAATACTATTTTTGATAGTGATTTATTAGGAACAACATCAACTGCCACTACATCAAAAGCATATGTTCGTGTATCTAACTCAGATACTACTGCTTTATCTTCTACAAGTGCTGAAAGAAAACACTACGGAAAACCTGTTTATGCGGGCGAAGATGGCGAAGAAGTTTTCATAGGATTTTTTGTAAATGCTTTTTTAGGTAATAGTAGTACAAGTGGGGGAGTAACTTCTACTAATGATATTGTAATAGTATTAGATAGAAAAGTAACCATTGGCTCAAGCGTTAAAGTAAAAATATTAGTAGAAAGCACTAATATAGGTACTGCAAAAACAACACATGAATTAAATCTATTAAACGGAGGACACCTACATAGCGGTAAAGTTATTGCTTTGTTGAGTCCTCATATATCTTCTTCAACAGTCAATAAAACTTGTATATTTGACTATCCTTTAGTTAGCCATTACTCTTCTGATAGCACTGTGAACGCATTTACTTACAGTGAAAAGTACGGTTCTTCCTATTACAGAATAATTAATTTAGAGAAAGGAAACTACAATAAAATAGAATTACCTGTTTCGGGAACAACTGTCGAGTCTAAAAATTATTACGCTGATATTCCGAGTAAAATTAAATACTATGCTTCTGCGTTTAAGCCGCCGCCAATGGCACCAAAATACTCTTCAGTATATTATGACATAAAGGTGAGAGTAAATAAAACAGACACAGATACAGAAATACACCCTCTTGTAGAATCAAGAGGATTTGAGCCTGTTTCGGGGTCTAAGTTTTGGGATAGCACAATACACAAGAAAAATGGCACCTTTGAAAGTGTGTATTTACCGCCAACACCAAAAACACACGATGCGAAAGAGTTTTTTAACATTGATAATTCTTCTTATGCGTTTGGCGGTAGGCCGTGGAAAATAAAAGACACATTAAACTTAATAGACCCTAAAGTAGCAAGAATGTTTTTATTTTGTAATTCTGATTTATTACCTTATTCTTCAAAAAGATATGACAGTTTAATGTATAGTGGACAAACAAGAGATGTTTCTAATTATAATTTGATGTTACTAAAAGAACCAAGCAGTGACGGCACTTTTGAACCAAAAGATACAATAAACGGCACTACGAGAATAACACAGAATGATTCCGATTATCTATCTCTAAACATAAAAGCAGGTTCTAAAACATTAAGTGATTTGAAAAGATTCTCCTTAATGCGTTTAACTGAAGTAGTTTATGATTGGTCTTTTAATCAGATAGACCCCGAAAATGTTATTTCTGAAGAAAAGGTATTGCCTAAAATAAATCTTTTTAATAATACTATTGTTGCAAGCGGCATTAATATAACAAGTATTAGTGGTAAGGTAATAACATTAGATGCTAATTCTTCAGGTTTTATAATTTCTCAACAATCCATAATTGTTGATTCAAAAGGAAGATTTATGGGCGAAGTAAATACAAGAACGACAAGTTCTCCTTTTACTATAACTTGTTTTGATGAAGTAGTAAAAACAAATGGTGATGCTTACTACACAGGACAATTATATTATATTGCTCAAAAAGTCACAGGTGCGGTTGATGATTTTCATGGAAGAGGTAAAGAAAAATCGTTTAAGGGTAATGAAGAGATACATATGCTCAAAGGAGTTATTTGTAACGGGGTAGATGGTGCCAAGTTTGGTGATTCCGGTTCTGATATTGCCGGTCTTGCTAATGCTGACTTAGATGATATTTCGGGAAGTACCGATAGTGAAAGAAGCGATTATAACATATTTTTCCCGCCTACTTTTTCAGACCAAAACCTAGTAGATGCGAGTTCAAGTTACGGTTTCTATAATTCAAGAATATTCAAGTTAATAGGGGATATGACACAATCTAATTCTAGTGCGAGCATTGCCGCAAGTGATACATTATACAAAGGAATGCTACCAATCTTCTTCAAAGGATTTAGTATAGAAGAAGGAAAGGCATCTTTTGAAGATGGTATGGTTGGTGCATATATTAAATCAACAGGACTTAAAAATGGTTTAGATGATTGTAATGGTATAGTTGCAAGTTGTGGAACAGCCTTTAATGCGTTTGAAAACAAAGAATCCTCTGCTACTTATTCTACGGAGGATGCTGGTGGCGTTTTAATGGGCTTTAAGCCAAGATTATATATAGATTCAGCAGAGGTATCTGATGTTGCTTCTAATAAAACAGTAGGAAACAGAACCATTTATAGATATAACATACCAATAGGAACAGGAAGAACAGTTAGTAAAGTAGGCGGTAGTAATAATGGTGGAGATGTATATAGAACATGGCTAACTATGGTAGACTTAACCGGTTGTTATTTAATATCAGAAAATAGTCAAGTACAACCTGTTTCTGATGGCGGCGCAAGAAGCGCAATTAATCCGGCACCATTCATTGATGCACAATCCATAAGTGGAGTTGTGCCAAATCTAATCTATGTATTATCACATGAAGTTGATACTACTAACACTACTGAAACACACATAATAACCGTAGACCATTCATTAGCATCAGGATTTTATAGAATTATGCAACCTAATCATACTTGCTTTTATGACTATTCTCCCAAAGAAATAATATTAAATGAGGTTTCTCCTAAATATACTAAAAAACCATTCAGTGATGAAATGTATTCGGCGCATAGCACATGGGCTATTAGAGATGGATATACGGGGCCAAGAGGCACAAGAGCGACAACAGGAACGGGTGAAGGAGTTCTCTCTATGTATGTAGCAATAGACATAGATGCACAAAGCGATAGTAGTTTGGTAGTATTGAGAGATGTAACTAAAATGTCCTCTTTATTAGACCAAACAAGTTACCCTATGGCTATTTCAGATGGCGAAAACACTATTAAAAGCATATTAAATTATTCAGTGGATGATGTTAATACTAACTTAAAGTTTAGTGAAATAAAAGAAATGTTAGGGGTTGTTTCTATTTCTGAAATAATGGCCTTAACTGTTGATAATCCTGATAACGAATTATCGAGTTATAAGAGAGGTTTAATTGGTAGTGTTGTAAATGTTTGTGATGAAGCAGATACTCTAATTAACAACTTATTAGAAGAAAATGACATAGTTTTCGACAATACAGAAAATACTGCCGATTCGGTATTCTTAGCACCTAATTTCCAAGAAACAGATTTAATGACGGCAATTAATTATATAGCAGAAAGAAAGGATAAAACATTTATTTTTGAAGATGGTATTTTCAAAATAAAAGATAAAAATAATGCTGATTTCAAAACGGGATATTTCATTAATGATGTTGGAGATATAGAATTATATGGCTATGATAAAGAAGAAGATATGCTCAATTTCTATAATGACATAGTAGTGAATGGTAAAAAACATAAATCAAGAAGAAAAGATGATTCAAGTATCAAAGCAATAGGAAGAAAATCTTTAGTGGTTTATGATACAAAACTCACAACAAAGGATGAAGTAGACCAAAAAGCAAACTCTTTGCTTGCTTTGCACACTTCTCAAAATACAATGATAACAATTGAAATAGGACACAAAAACATCTCTCAACTAAAATCGGGAGATATTGTTGAATTAGAAATAGATAGAGAAGATATTCCAAGAAACGCCTACATAGTATTACAGATAAAGCACCTTCTTACAGGTAACATGGAAGTACAATTAGGAAGATATAGTCTAAACATAGAGGATAGATTAGCGGATTTAGCCATCTCAATAAAAGACATAAATGCGGATAATTCACAAACTGAAGATGAATCTACGCTAACACATACTAAAATAGACCAAGTAAAAATAAAACCTATTAGGTTGTTAATTAGAGAAAGAAAAAGCAACGGAGGGGTTGTGTTTGGATTTGGGGCAACTCTAAATACCAACAGTCGCCCATTAGGATTCGGGCAAAGCATCGGTGTGACCCACACAACATTATTGGAGGAAGAGTATTGATTACAGATAAGTTCAAGTCATTAATTGCAGACCAATTAGTTTCTTTGCTGGCTAATGGAAGAGTAGGTCAAGGAGGAAACTCAACAAGTCCATCGGCTACTGATTTAGATGTGGATATAGGTGCAAGTGATTCAGCATACACTACATCAGCAATTAAGTCCGGTCAAAATACTGTTGAGTACAGTCTAAAGATAGCAGGGTCAAATAGTAACTTAAATGGTAAAAGCATTAGAGAAGCGGCATTTTTTGATTCAAATGATAATATGTTAGCAAGAATAAACTTTGACGCATTAGGGCCGGTTGCTAATACAAGTGATTTAGAGATTTTCTTTATTTTGGAGTTTGAGTGATATGGCAATAGAAAACCCGCATTGGTACAGCACAACAACAGGTGTAACGACTACAACACAAATAACTGATGATGTTGATTATCCGCATACAGGATTAATTAAATCACTAAGTCAAGGTATTAGAGGCAATTATGCGATTAAGGGTAGTGCTACTGATTTTGATATTACTTTTGCTGATGGTGGTTCTTTTACCACCATTGCAGTAACAACAGGTAAAGCATATAGGGATGGTAAATTAGTAACAATTACTGCTCTAACTGCTACTAATATGAATACTTCATACAACTCAGGTACGGGTGCAGTGGATATTACGCCTGTTACGGATGATTTCTATTTAATGCTTGTTGCTAAATCAGATAATACTATGGTATTAAGAGGCTCTAATGCAGTTACAAATAGAATACCTGACTTTGTTGAGGGCGATATTCCTATTGCTATCATTAAAGTTGTAGGGGGTTCTGCTGATGATTCTGCGGCTACTTCTGATAGATTAGTTCAATTTTTAACTACAAGTAAAGTAAGTAATGATTTAAGCATTGGTTATGATGATTCGGGATATACTGAAGCATTACAAATAAGTGCTAGTGCCGGACATACTACAATAGAAAACAAAGTCCCAGATAAAGATATTATTTTCAAAGTAGATGATGGTGGTGTAACTACTGAAGTAATGAGGATTGATGGCTCAAAGTCATTTGTATCAATTGGTGGCGTAACAGACGCAAATGCTATGCTTCATCTTAAATCTTCAACATCAGCCCAACCTGAATTAAGATTAGAGAATACTAATACTGATTCTCAAGAAGCAACCATTAGATTTATGAAAAATACTGCTTCACCTGCGGCTAGTGATGACTTAGGTTTAATACGATTTGAAGGAGAAGATAGTGGTGGTACTAATACGCTATACTCTCTTATTATGTCACAAATGGTAGACCCAACAAACGGTCAAGAAGCAGGAGAGATATTCCTTAATGTTAAACATAAGGGAGAAACTAATACAGTTCAAGGAATAGCAGTATCGGGTCATGCTACGGGTAATGGAGAAGTAGTCATAAATGACAGTGGGCGAAGTGATTTTAACTTTAGAGTAGAAAGTGATAATGAGCAGTTTATGTTATTTGTAGATGCTGCTGATGATAGAGTATCAATAGGTCATGGTAGCCCTGCCGCTACGCTTGATGTAGAAACAGGTGGCACATTTAGAAATACTAGATTACTAACAGTTTCAGTTTCAGCAAACACTACTTTAACTGAAGCGGCAAATGCCGGAAGATACAACATATGTGCTGGAAATGTAGTATTACCTTCAACTTCAACTGCTGGTGAACATTATGCTATTCTAAATACAACAGGCGGAGATATTACTATTGGTCGTAATAGCAGAAATATAAATGGTGCTGGTTCTGATGTCACATTAGGGACATTCAAAGCCGCTACTTGTATTGCTATTGGTTCTAATAATTGGATGGTAATTGGTGTTTGATATGTATATTGTTTTAATGGGTTGCGCTCAACAAGGTGCATCACCACCTTTTGCCGCATCGGTAGATGGGGCTTCATTACAAGATTTGGCAGATATGGCGGCACCAGCAACAGGTTCAGTTGCTACATTTACAACACCAATAGGAGTATTAGATGCAACAGTGGTTCCAAGTGGCGGAAGTGGTGTTTATACCTTTTCTTGGGCTGTAAGTAAAATATTTGAAAACTCTGATACAGGAAATAGATTTTCAGTTAATTCAACAGGAACCACTAATGGCCCAACATATAATACATTAGAAATTAATGGCGCAAGACCGCCAATTGCGGGTGATGTTTTTGAAGCACGATTTGAAGCAACTTGTACTGCAAGTGATGGTTCAACTAATATTAATGTTGTTGTTGATTTTACCGTAGCGGCACCAGCGTTGTGATTAAAAAATAATCCATTTTAAGCAAAAAAAAGAACGAAAAAAAATCCAAAAAAAAAGGAGGGAGGCCGAAGCCCCCCTCAATTATTTTGTTTTCCTATTTATTTTCCGTTTTGATAGACCAAATACCGTGACATTCACGGCATTCCCATAAATTAACTCTATCGTTTGAACCTACATAATACCCTACTAAACGCTTCGCTAATGTGCGTTTAGTACAATATTTGCAAGTTTGTTTCAAACTCATTGCTTCTTGTCACCTTCTGATTCTCCAATCAATCTTCTCATATAGTCCTCTACGCTTTGGTCTGTAATATTATTACCACCAAAAGCCGCAAAGAACAATAGAGTGATTATGACTAGAAATACCAAAAGGCCAAACCATTCTGCCGTACTCATTACCAATCAACTCCTAATTCTACAAATTCCTCTTTTTCAATAGAGAATGCTTTAACAATACCATTATCTTGTCCATACTTCCAAAGGTCATATACTAATTGAGTATCTTTCATGCAATACTCTACTACTTCATCGTATCTTCCCATTTTCCATAGTTTAGGTGCATCAGCACTATCCATTAGTTTAGCATCATCTAAAGAACACTTTACAAGATTCTTTAATTGCATTCTTTCTCCATGTTCTTTTAGAATGTATTTGCTTGTATCAATATATCTTTCATTACCTAAATACTTATGAATGCAATAAATATCCATAGCATCTCTCAATACAGGCAAATCAAACACCGCAATATTATGTCCTAACAAAGAGCCTCCTTTCTGAAAGTGATTATCTAAATCATATTTTAATTCAGAAAGGGGCTTTATTACATGACCCGACTTAGCAAAAGAATCAACAGGTTCATCAACATAAACAGTTCCATTAGAACCATCCCATGTAGCGGCTGTTGATACTTGAAACATATGAGTATTTCCAAACCCGCCTATGTCATGTGACATATTCTTGGTTTCAATATCCAACGCTAATACAGACATTATAATCACTCAGAGCCATTAGACCACAATTTAGAGATTTTCTTTGCTTCCGCATCTTCAGTTGGTTCTTCGCCGCCAATCTTTCTTTTCAAGAAAGCAACGATGTTTGCACCTGCAATACTTAGCATGGAACAACATTCCCAACCTTCATCTCCATAGGTGTCTAAAGTTTCTATAATTACTTTTGGCCCTTTTGTCACATCAAACACTACATATGTGTTTTCCCATTTCATTTCTTTTCCCCCTTTAATCTAATGAATACTGAACGACCCTGTTTATCTGTTTCAAAGTGATGTTCATTTTCATTCCATAGAACATAAATTCTAGCCTTTTTTAGCCCAAGTTTATCCATAAGAGTATCTAAGAATAATTTCTTGCTAACATAACCTTCTTCATCTTTATCCATTTCTGTGAATACTTTGAGAAATGCTGATTCTTGATTCTTTTCAGCCATGCTTCTACGCCTTACTCTTAGGCTTCGTTCCAACCAATCTACCAATGTCATATAACATTGTCGCACGATAGAGGCCGCTTGCCTCACATTGTACCCCGTAACCAAGAAGCGGTCTTGCTTGTTGGTAATAGAACGGCTTTGCGCTACACTACAAAGAACAGACATTTTGAACAGTATTTTCAATAAACGGGTAGTAAAATTAGATGCAATCTTTCTAACTTCAGGAGATGCTGATTGAATATATGCTTCCATACCTTCATATTCAAACTCTAGTACATCATTAAACTCTGGTGAAAACTTCATTACTTTAAGTCCGTCTTTCTCTACTTCTTCCCATCTTTCCTTAACCATGCAGTATATCTTAAATAAAGCATTAGCGTGTTTATCAATAGGCATGTCAATATCTACAATCTTACCAGCATAAGAGATTTGTTTTCTTCTCATCTTATCTTGAATAAAATGAGGAACATCCCAGATAAACAATAGCATTCTTTGAAGAACACCCTTTTCTGTCATTACTGATTCTAACTTATGTGGAGGATATGTCATAGCCAAAACAGAACGCTCACAAAAACATTCCATTGTATCGCCTTCTTTTAGTTTCTTAGAAACAATCCAATTTTCACCATGTAATGTATTCATAAAAGTATTAAGCATAACAATAGCATCTTGTTTATGTTGGCTTTCCTTAAACACACCAGAATATTCAAACTCATCCCAATGCGCTAAACCACTGCCTTCTAATTCACCAGCAACCCTTTTTTGCCTAAACTCACCTTTAGTTTCACTATCTTCGCCTCTATCTAATTCTTCTTTATAGTGACCTATTAGTGCCGCATCCGTATAAAGAGTAGTAGAGAACACATTGAAATCTTTTGGTTTCTTAGGAACAAAATCACCTTCAAACTCAGCAGGGATTAATTCTGCTAATGGGTGGCTATTTGTATCATTAATCTTTTTGAATACGCTTTTTGCTACCGGCCCTACAAAATTATACAATGTAGATTTACCTGTACCGGAAGTCTGTATTTGACAGAAATGTATTCTTGAATCTTCAATACTGAAACCATTCGGTATCTTAATGTAATCCTTACACACTTGACCCAATATAACGAAATACGATACTGCCGCAGGTATTTCATTGTAATGCGCTACATTTACTGCATCTTTCTGAAACTCTTGTACGATTCTCGGTAATGTACCGGCAAACGCTTGAGTATTTTCTTCGTATATTTCCATATACTTATCTTCATCTTCCCCCTCATACATTTGAGAGGTTCTATTTTCTTCATTCATATTTTCACCTTATTCTCACTGTTTAGTGTGTCTAATATTCTTTTGGCGGTTTTTTCGCCTATTCCATCCATGTGACACAATTCATGGACTTTTTGTTCTCCTATTTCCATAATACAACCATACTCTTTAATTAGAGCCTTTGCTTTCTTATATGAAACTCCTTTAATACTTGTTAATACATCTAATCTTAAATCATCAGTAGTAACTCTCTTGAATACTTCAGGTCTAATTACATCTCTAACAATAGGTTTCATTTTACATATGCTACTTATTATCAGAGCCGCTTCTTCTTCTGAAGGAACCCAAAATGCTTTTACATCAGTATCTAATGTAATTCTTCCTATTCCTCCTAAAAACTTATTATTCAACATCATTGTTCTAGCAGGTTCTTGAATGTTGGATTTACTGTATTCTTTGATATTGTAAATCGCTTCTTCTAATGAACCATATATAATAACAATATTAGTTTTATAATGCCTATCCATGTTATCTATTTGAGTCCATATTCTTTTACTCATAACTGAACCCAAAAAGTCTGTTGATGATTTTGCTTCAAAACAAACATCATCGAAAACATAGTCACCAATTTCAAGCCATTTCTTTTCTGTCTTTATTCCTAAACTCTTACACTTCAATTCAACTAAGCGTACTAACTTAGAACCCTGCTTTTCTCTACTATCAATAATCAACATATTACTCACCTGCATAATCTGGATAACGCCAACACTTACCAACACAATAACCATCTGAAATTAGTTTATCACAAAAAGGAGTTTTGTAATTACCAAATACAGTGAACTTCGCATGTTTCCTTGTGGTGCCTTCATCCCAATCCAACCATATTTCATCATTGGATTCTACTAACTGTTTGATTTCAGCGACAATTAAGTTCAACACTTCTTGCTTTTCCTTCAAGGAATTGATAGGTTGCCTTCCCGTTAGTAAATCTCTATACCAAGAAACAAGGTATGCTCTCGCCATATGCGAAGGATTCTCCGTCATAATAGCACTATGCAAACACGGCAATATAGGCAACTTACCTGTGTATTTTGGGACACTGATTTCACCCCCCACCGTTTCAATAGGGGGTGCTTTTGGGAAAACTACCATATTATTACCGCCCATTTGGAACGGTAAATGGCGTGGTTCTGAGGCTAATGAAAGAATATGCTCAAGATTGAAAGAAAGGTCACTTTTAGTTAAAGGAATACAGTAATACGGATTACCTTCATTACCAGAAGAGGACATATTAACTGTATTAGGGACTCTTCTCAATCTTGTTGGTTGTCCTACTCTATCATCTAAAGTATTTTTTCCACCGAAGTTTCCTTTGAGGACTTCTTTCATTTCCCTAAAGAAAGATTGAATATCTCTAATGTTATCAGTTCTTTCACCAAATAGGAATAAATGAAAACCCCTACCGGAAAAAAACATTGTATGTTTCCAATCGTTATCAATAACCTTTTGCATTATCATTTTCAAATCTCTCCAAGCCATTTCTAAATCATTATCATGCCCGTCAAAATCTAAAAAGATTCTATCGAGAATAACTGATGATTCTATCTTTGCCGTTTCTGAAAAATGTTCAAAGTCATAAACGGTTGTATAAACATTTGTCCTATTATTTTGAGCATTAACAAACTTAGCATATTCATTCCTCGATAAGACTACTCTTCTTTTCATTTGTGGGGCGTTCTTTATGTGACTCCCCGCCCAAACTTCCCTCGGATATTTCATTATTTTTACCTCCAAAATTAACTGTTGCATTATTTAGCATATTTCTTATTACACCGGCTATTTCACCGGATAGTTTAGTATGTATCGCTTCTCTCATTACATCTTCAAATGTGTGGCCTACGAAGTTTTCGTTTATTCTTACTTCCCTAACCAAATCAAATCTTTCAATTAGTTTTGACTCCGAATAGATTTCGTTACAAAGTTTATTGATAGTGTCTTTTAGGTTAGAAATCTCTGTAAAAGTCCAATCTCTAGCAAGGACTTTTTCCTTTATCATTTCTTCATTCATAGATGATTCCCCTTTAATCTTTCTGGTAAAACCTTTAACCAATTACAAGTATCACAAGCATATCCACCTTGACTTAAAGAATGCCCATAACCTTCTATTTCTTTTTTACATAATTTACATTTCATTTAATCACAACCATGTATCAGTTTGTGCGGCATCACAAATACCAAAGAATGAACAATGTGAACAAGTCTTATAGAAAAACTTTGCAGGGAAATGCGAGTTTTCATAAGACCAAATTAACTTAGCAATATTATTCATTACAGAAGTCATTGTTCTTTTCTTTACATCTTGAGAAAAGACATAATTAGATACAGGATAATACCAACCCCAATGAGTTACTTTCTTTTGAGGGTCTAAGCCATTCTTAATCAATACTTCATCTTCGGCATTTTCAATAAGTAATTGATAGAAAGCCATTTCCTTTCTCATACTTGTTGCTTTGTAGTCTTTCCACGGCCCCGTTTTGTATTCAAAAGGAATATACCCATCGTTTTCTTCAAAGATTCTATCAATAATACCTTGAATGTGTATTTTGTAATCTCTCTTTAGAGGAAACTTAGGGTTTGTATCTTTATCAATCACAATTTCTGCATCAAACTTACCTTCATTACAAACAGGTAGATATTCATGTAGTTTGTTTTCCGCCCTCGCCTCAATAAATCTCTCCGCTTCAAAGGCCGACATTGTGATGTATATGTCTAAGTAATCATCAATAGGATGAAGGCTTTGACAATACTCATAGATTTCTGTACTGTTCATTGATTCTGCTTTCTTAATATCAAACTCATTAAAAAAGTTCTCTCTAGCATTGTGACAAATAGTTCCCTTCAGCATTGCGTCTGTTTGGTCTTGAGGAAGTCTTTGTATGTAAGAGAAATCGTACTTTTTAGGACACCAATCAAAAGAACCTAATGAAGATTTAGTTATTTTCAGTATAGGTTTGCTTGGGTCGTCAAAGTTTTCGGGCTTAAAGTCATAAGTAAAATCTTGCATTGAAGAAATTACCGCATTATATTTTTCATCTATATCCATATTACCACCAATCATCTAATTTTTTCTGTATTTTACCGGTTCTTATGCTTGACAAATCCCAATCCATAGCCTTGTAAATAGGCTTTGCCTTCTCTACTACCTGTTCGGCGTAGTGCTTCCAATCGGGTACATAACCCTTGAAATCTGCGTAGGTTGTGCCGGAAACATATTCCGCATTCCTTCTCTCTCCTGTTAATGGATGAGTATATGTTTTGTGCAAGTGCTTTGCTTTTAGAAACAAATAGGAATCATCAAACTCCACATTAGTATGTTCCCAAGCATAAAGCATACCTGCAATACCTTCACCAAGAGAAGGTTTTTTGTTTTCTAAGGTAACAAATAATTTACCTTCTGTTCCACATTTTTTGCACCATTTGATAGGTTCTTTGATGTGGTGTTTTAATCCGCATTCGGGACATTTAACATTCAAGCGATTGCTTCTTAGTCTTGCCCTTTTGATGATGGATTCAATATCTATTTTACCTTCTAATACAGAAACATAAGTATCGTGTAGATACTTATTAATTTCTTCTTTAGACTTTTGTTGAACCCACATCTTCAAAGCAGTAGTTTGCACATCTTTTGCTAATTTAGTTTCACTAACTCTTTTAGCAGTAAAACCTGTCATAGTGAACTTTTGTTCATCCAGCCACTCTCCATCATCCCATGATACCAAACCAGCATTGCGATTTTTTGTAGTACCAACACCTAATGCTGAAAAGTATTTTTCAAACTCCAAAACAACAGGGTGTTCATCTAAATCTAATACATTAGGAAAATGTTCTCTAACACTTGCTTCTATTTCTTTGATAGCAGTTTGAGCCTTTTCAACTGAATCAATCTGAACATAGATTGAATCTGTATGCCCATAAACTACTTTCATACTCCACCCACCTTATCGGGTGCGTATATTAGATTATTGAATGTTAATTCGGGATGCAACTTTTGTAGGTCGCTTTGTAATTCATGCACTGCTTTTGCTACATTGTATGTTTGCGAATCCTCATTATATTGCCTATCCAACTCTATTTCCAATCTCTCGATTGTATGTTTCAATTCTTCAACCTTCTCATCTAATTCATCTATTCTATTAGCAAGACCTTCATTTTCCATAGTCAGTCTTTTGATTTCTTCATTTAATTTATCTAAATCATATCTATTCATAATATCACCGTTACTATTGTTAGGATGGTTGCTATGTTCACGATATTTACCATCATCAATATCCTATTTGATTTTGCTATCATAGCCAGCAATTCTTCTAATAACTCATTCGTCTTGTCCATCATCATAATTAGCACCTTGCTCTATGTCTACAATGATAGCGTGACGCTTTAAGTTGTTCATCATTTGAAATAACTCCTTTACTTCTTGTAAGGTAGTTTCCCAAGTTTCTTCGGTATCATAAGATACCTTGACTGTTACATATTTAGTCATCATTATTTTCTCCCCTTATACAAATTAACATCGCTTCTTTTACCAACTACATGATATGTTCTTTTCAGAAATACCCCTATTGCACCGGTGCAGGGTTGTCTTGTTCCATGTTTTTGAATTAGCATTTCACGCATACCACTTGCAGTAAATGGTTCTTCGCATTCTTCCGCTATTTTCATAATCCATCTATGACTGTGTTTCAATCAAACACCTCCCTATATCCACAAGAATCACATTGTAATACTCCTTTGTCATTGACAAACTTAGAGTAAATGTTACTTACTTTTCTATGAGATTCCATTTTTAATTTACCTTTTTTGCATGTTGGACATTTCATCTTCTTTTCCTCCTTTCTATATATCTAATTTTTTTACAACAATTTGCACAAGCATTTTGTATAGGGTGTAATGCACCCACTTCTCTTTGACAAAGACGACATTTCATACTTCCATCTCCTTTGCTTTGAATGCGGCTAATCTAATTGCTTCTCTAGCACTAGCAGTAATAGAAGCCGCTAATTTAGGATTAGCCCAACTAAAGCCGGTATATCCGATAATACCATAAAAAGACGCAGATAGCCTCTTTACCGCCATTTGGTTATTATACCATTTTCTAAACTCATCTTCAGTTTTAGCATTCTTCATATTTCTCTTGTAAGAGTTTCTTAACTCCTTTAATTCTAATACTGCTCTTGGCAAAACGCCTAATTTATCAGTCTTGAAATAAACCATATCTTCTGCCACAGGCTCGCTGAAATCTCTTGGTGTTAAGATATTTACTGCAAACTCTGTTGGTTTGTCTGAAATAGTTTCCCAACTAATATTTCTTGCAATCATCATTGAAGGATATAGACCAGCAAAATCAAAAGCGGCTACATTAAGATGTAGGCCGTTTGTATCTTCACTTAATGGGTCATAAATCATAGCCCCTTGATATGGTTGCTTCTTCTCATTTTTGTTTCCTGTTGGTGCTTTCCAATAGGCATTTCTCATAAAGTAAATACTACCCATATGTGAAGCATAGAAACAAGCATCAAATGGTGCTTTCAATAATCTTTGTAGTGCTATAATTGCTTCACTACAATAATTAGTTTCATCTATTTCAACAATCAATTCTACATCTTTTAGAGCATACTGCAAATAAGTTTCAGTATCTTCTAACCAACCCCTACGGTAAAACTCGTTAGGGTCAGGAAACTTTTCTGAAACTAACTTCTTCTTGTTAAGCAAAGATTCAGATACATAATCCAAAGATAGAGAAGGTAATGTTCCTCTTTGCGAGTCATTCCATTGTCTTTCAAAAGCCATGTCTAATGAGAGGGTTATGCGACCCCCTATGGGCTGTTCTATTGGCGAGAATCCTTTTTCACCTCTATTGTATTTGTAGCCATTCTTGGTCTTTTTTAGACCATCTACACGGTTAATCGGTGACATTCTATTAGGGTTAATTCCTAAAGCACAACACCTTTCAAGCAATTTAGGTATATCAGCAAAGTTACCGAACCAAGCAATTAGCATATCGGGGTCTTTGTCTATCATAGTTAGTAGGAAAGACTGAATCATTTCTTTTTCAGAATTAAAAACAGACATATGAGCGACTTCTTTTGTAGACATCTTAAATCCATTATACGGTTCTTGATTAGGAAACCAAACCCATTGATGGTATTCTTCATCATAATTATCATACATTACAATAGTAGTAATCTTATCATGGTGTTCTCCGCCTTGTTGCCATTCCATATCCCAATACCATTTACGCATTTTATATTCTGGCATTTCGTGTATTTCATCTACTGCGTATCTGAATGTATATGGTACATCAGCCTCATAAGTCTTAGAAAACTTAGATTTTGCTTTTCTAATATCAAAGGAGTTTTCAACATAAACCTTCTTCAATCGTTCACCATCTATATTTACCCAATCACCCGTTTCATACTCAAACTCACGCTCAATGTATTTGTTAGGTGCATAGGTACGATGTTCAGTTTCATTGTTATTAATAAAAAAGTATGGCTTGAAAGAATATAAATCATACTTCTTTTCACCATTCTCTCTCCATGATTTGTATATGTGTTTGCCATCTAAACATCTACTGATTATCAACTCAATCTCCCCTTGTATAAGGTGCCTTAACTGCCATCTTAGAATGACCCACAATCAATAGCGGAAAATCATCCTTAACATAGAAATTAATCAAAGGCTGGTCTTTGAAAAACTTATGAAGTGGCCCACTATATTGTAATGTAGCAGGTTCTCCTAAGCCATGAATAGGCCTAATTGATTGACAAAAACTGTTAGCAGTACCGTTATTACTATCAATTTGTAATGCACATTGAAGTCCCTTTTCTTCATCCGGCGGGAAATAATCTAAAAGATAAACTCCACTCTTGACTAATTCACAACCACTAATTGCATCATCGAATACTTCTGATGTTAGTTGAAAAGCCCCTTCAAAGGGCTTAGAACCAAAATCGGGAATTGTTCGAGGAACAGTTTCAAACTCTATGTCTTTAATCATCTGCCTAATTCTTGTTATTGCGTCAAAGTTAGGATGCTGAACCGCCGCAGGTATAGTAGCGGTTTTATGACCGCTACCAACATGCAAACAATCTTCATACGCTACTGTTATTGAATCATCACTAAACTTCTTTAGATAAGGTACGATAGTTTCTGCACTACCTGTAAATGAACCATCACGAAGTCCTTCTACTTCAAGACTTAATTTAAGTCCACAGGTAGTATCTCCATTCCATAGTGTTAGGTTATTACCTACTAATTCCATATAGACATACGGGGTAAGTTTAGAATTGGAAAATCCTTTATCTCCCAAATACATACCTTTACCCTGTATGTCCTCTAATGCTTTTGTCAATACCTTTGGTGCTACATTAAAAACCATATTCATATTGTTCCCTCTCTTAATTCTTTAATACCATTCCAAGTAATGTTAGGTGGCGTACCTTGTCTAACAGTCCAAATTGTGCCGACTAAATTACCATTAGTGCGACTACCGACTAATTCAGCCAAATAGTGCATCTCACCTTTTACCTTCTTTCTTGAACAGTGTATCTCCTGTTCCAATTTACCGCCCCAATCTTTCCAATTGGCAATCATACCAACAGGAGAACCGTCTTGATACTTTTCTGTTTCATGAGTAATATAAATTACATCACAATCAAGAAGGTATATTGAATCCAATAGGTGATAGAAAGTCTTGTTCCTTGCACCATATTGATACGGCATAACCTTTGTAACTAAAGTCGGGTTAGGATTAATTTTTAGAATACAAGAGTCGAGCCAAGTATCAACGCCATCCAGCACAAATACAGGCTTTTCTCCTTCTTCAATCTTAGACCTAACATACTTGATAAACATATGTGAATTATCTTCGCTCTTTGTTATATCAATTACATTGTCTTTATTCATTTCAATAGGACAATACACTTGTATTCGCTCAGCCGCTTCGTGATGTTCACGCCATGTTGATTCAACACCCTTATCCCAATCTAAAACATAAATTGGTCTATCGGGGAAATCCAAAGCGATACCTGTCTTTCCTGTTTTTGGATGGCCCCAAACACCTAACACCAATCTTGAATTAACTTGCTTCCGCTTTTCAGCCATTATCTGCTGAAACTTATTGTTAAAATCTTCTTGTGCTTTACCAAAACTCACACTATTTGCTTGTCCTTGCTTACTCGTCAAACTCATTTTCTTCACCTAATTCTTCTATTGCTATTTCTATTTTATTTCCATGAACCCTTGTCCATTCTTCTACTATCATTTTTAATTCTTCAAGTGAACACACATATCTTGCTTCCTTAGAACCAATGTGCATCTTCAACCAATATGTCCCATATTCAGTTGCATTTTCTTTCCAAGTCAGAAAGTCTACATTGATTAAATCAACAATGTAACTTCCTCCCTTTAGTAAAAATCTATTTTCTATAATTCCATTCATCTTTATTCCTCTTAAATCTAATTAGGGCTTTGCACCCATTTGAATGTCAATCTCTCCACAAGTCACATTTACCTTGTATGTAGTAAATCCCTACATGAAATCTGTAATGTCGCCAACACATCATACCCCAAAACAAACTTCTCCCGTTCCAAAAGAGAAACGACATTTCTAGGGGGGATTTACAGGAGTTTCATTTCAAAACCAATCGAAATCTTCTTCAATTGGCTGAGATACTTCAACCGGTGAACCACGCTTTTCAGTAACATAAAGTCCTGAAACATTAATGGTTACAGGTTCCGGCCCTTCATCAGTAATACGCTGAGAAGTCCTACCAACTACAATTACTTGAGAACCTATTCCAAAGTCTAATTCAACATTAGATGGAACCCAACAAGTAGTCATGTTCGTATCATTGTCATAATCAAACTCTGCATTCAAATCAGTAATGTTCAGAATACGATTACCATTCTTAGTCGGCATCATATTCATATTACAAACTGTTCCATCTGTGACAATAAACCTTTCTGAATTAGGAAGTGTTTGCCTCATAATATGTGCCCTGTCAATTTCAACAAGTGGCACTAAATGGTTGCCGAAGTTATTAGCAAGACATTCTTCAAAGTCATAATTATCCATGTTTCTATAATCAGAATTATCTGGATTTAATTCAGCATTTCTAATTAAAGTAGACTTAGTTACATCAGTCATACCATAGATATTATTGCCATCCTCACTTGGAATACCTCTAAAGTGAACAAAGTCATAAGTATCGGGAGTAAAGTCTACTCCGCCTTGATTCTTATATGAGAAGTTATACTTCTTCATTTCTCCACCTTCGACACTACCAAAGAATACACCGCTTCTTCTGAATTGTTGCAAAGGAAGTGGCTTACCAAAGTTACGGTTTTCACCGCCATTTTGGTATCTTTCTGTGCTATCCAAAGGAATAACCCATACTCCATCATCCATTTCTTCAGCAGTAACAGGTCTTTCTGTTACTTGCTTTTGTTGCATTTCACCCTTGTAGTAACGGGTAATTTGCCAACCGGTAGCATTCTCTTCAGCATTAGCAATAATTCCTTCTTGCAAAGCATTATCAGCATCTCTGTAATACTCTTCTTTGGCCTTATTTCTATTCCAAGACATCATATCTCTTGGTTCTTCTAAAGATACAAAGAACCCAAATACCGGCTTTACAAGTGAATTACTTCCACTTGAACCACTTGCATTTGGCTTGTTGGTTCTTCTGACTTGTGCAACATAGTTACGCCAAAGCCCCTTAGCCAATGGGTCATTTGTTTCTATACCATTTTCAGCACAAATATCATTAAACTTAGCAGTTGCATCTTCAACGCTCATATTGATATATTGTGCAGATTTCTCTATTTCATTTTTCATTTCTTCGTTCATATTTTTCCCTCTTTATATTTTTTCTTAAATTAATTGACCTACCATCCAAGATAGTAATACCTTTGGTGTCATGGTAGTGGAACGCCATTCGCTTTCTCCTATTGTTCTTAGTAGTTTGAATTTCAACAGATTATCTAATCCTTCTGAATTAATTACTGCATTGTGAAGTCCTAAACAAATCTCCTTTACATTACGACCTTCATAAATTAAATTATGAAGTTGGTTAAGAGATTCATTTGGTTTTTTATCTAGTATTAGCATTAGTATTTTATTATATTCTTGTAGTGACGATTCTATTTGTTTTGATAGTGAATACCCCGATGATTTAGCGGCCTGTATTTCCGTAATCGCTCTACGCATATCACCGTCTAATGAATATATAAGCCGAGTCAAGTCCTCATCACTGAAAACTTCAACCTTTTCATTATGAAGTATTTCCTTGATTACATCTAAGATAACTTCATTTGAAAGTGGCTTGAAATGATAGTTAGCACACCGGCTTTGTAGTGGATGGATAATCTTACTCTTATCATTACAAGTAATGATAAATCGTATATTGCTTGAATATCTTTCCATAATTCTTTTCAGTGCGTTCTGTGCATCCTTCGTCATACCATCCATTTCATCTAACAGACATATTCTAAACGGTACATCTCCTATCGTGCCGCTTTGTGCTACGGTTTTAATTGTAGTTCGTATCACTTCTAATCGTCTATCATCAGAAGCATTTACTTCTACAAAATTATCCTTAGCACCTTCACCAAGAATACTTCTTGCTAACGCTAAACCTGCGCCTGTTTTACCTGTACCGGCATTACCATAAAGCAATACATTAGGCATATTTTTTTCTTCTACCCAAACTTCCGCATCCATTACAAAGGCTTCTTGCCCCTTAATATCCCGCAGTGTTTTAGGTCTATATTTTTCAGTCCATAACATTTCCATTTCTCCTTATTTTTCTATTTTTATTTGCACGAATCTTTCTATCTTCGGTATTCCATGCAGTAATTATATCAAAAAATTGTTGATATAATTCAGCATCTATTAGATTTTGCATTATGATAAATCTTGATTCAGATATATCATTCTCCCAGAACTTCATTGACATGAAGTTTTTTGTTCTTGTTGTAGACATGCAAATATCTTTCGTTTTTGCCAATTCAATATCAAACAACTCTATTAACATTCTTTGTGTATCAATCATAATAATCACTCAACATATTTATTTTTACTTTAATCGGTTCTGTTTTCTTTCTACGCTTCTTTTCGCCTAACATTAAAATCCTACAATCAGAATTATTGTATTTGGTTTTGGCGTATTTTACAAACTTATCATCTTGCTTTAACTGAAGGAAGATTCTTTTGTCTGCGTTTCTAATACCTATTCTTCTAAGAAGGCTCGGTATTTTAGAATAAGAACCACGCTTCGGCATATTTACTCTACCACGAACATTACCGCTATGACAATACGCAAGTAATTCATAGAAGTAATCTTGACTCCATCTTCGCTTAACAACGCCATCAATAAATAGAATCTTATTCGGGTGAATGTTTTCAGCAATCCATGAGAGTATTTGTGTATCTGATGGTTTGTTATGCTTCAATAATTCAGAAACTAATTCTCTATCAGTTTCCTTTAGGAACATACTAACTAATGAATAGGTATCTTTGTCTAAGGAAAATGGTTCAGCACTATGCGGTGCTATTTCCCTAATAGACTCAAAGAGATAGTTATGAGAACCGGCTCTTTTAATCTGACACATATTCTTGATTTGCTTAGGAACATCTTTCTCATTCAAAGAAGTAAGAATGATGTCACCCTTGTATCTTCTGATAACATTCAAAATAGAATCTGTCTTTGCTTTATACTGAACATCTTCTATTATGATACCATCCTCTTTGGGATGAGAACCTAAATCCTGTATGTTCATTTCATCAGCATACACTACCAAAGCATTAGGTAATATTTCTTTTGCCTTTGTTGTTTTTCCGGTTCCTGTTTTTCCTGTTATTAGTATTGGTCTTTTTTTATTCAAATTAGTCATTCCCATTATATCAATCCCTTGATTGCAAAAAGATGCTCTAACCCCTCCAAAGTTAGATGCTCTCCATTTGAAACTATATCTATGGCATCTCTAAACTCCGGCCATAGGTTGTTTCTATCCCAAACGCCTATATCAATAAGGCCATTTAGTTTGTAAATATTTTTAATTCCACCAATTCTAAGAATCGGTTTTGGTCTTGCCTTTGATTCTTCTAAAGCAAGTGAAGAAGTTATTTCGTGCTGAAGTAGGCTTCTTTTAATTGCTTTGAGAAACTTTTCTCTTCCTCGGATAATAACCTTCAATCTAACTCTATATCCTATGTTAGAATTATCATCTCTAATGATTTGTATTTCGGGTCTTGCTGAAGCAAGAAGAATACCTACGAGCATATCTTTACTATACATATTCATCCCTCACTACTCCACCAACAAACTTGTGTTTTAGTTTCAAATAGTCTAAACCTTCTGAAACTGTTTCAACAATCAAATCATGTAGGTTTGTATTATCTCCACGAAAAACAAGATTAACCTGTATTCCCCTAAATATACCTAAAGCATTTGCTAATTCTTCAGTGACTTTCTCTTCGATAAATAACATATTTGCATCTTCGCCTCTATGCAACAATCTTAGAGATAGACCCTGTTGAATCATAACTAAATCAGTATCTTCAATAGGGCCATATACAATGAAAGAATACGATGTCACTTCTCCATAATCTCTAATCCATTCTTGAACATGAGAATCTTGAAGCAACACAATCACCTTTCCTTAACATAGTCCTCTTGCATCGGCCACAAACCGTTAGGGTCTTGTTGTTGTCCCAACTGCCACCAATACAAATGTTGCGCTGAAATCTTCTTGTGATTGCGTTCTTTTGCATTCTCTTCAGCCCATGCGACCATATCAGAAATAGACGATTCAATCCATTCATGCAACAGTGCCGAGAAGGTTCTACTTACCGGCATATCGGTTGTTGCTCTAACCAATTTATTCAGATGTATTCTTGAATAATTTTGTTTTATCTTTGGTTGTTCGGGAACATGAAAAACTCCTTCATCATCAAAGTAAGGCACTAACGCTAACTTGACTTTTTTAGGTCTACCTTGTTCATGTAATACATTTTTCAAATAAGCATATCCATCCTTAATATCAACACAAGTATATGTTTGATAATCCATTACTGTTAATGCACCCTTTTTAATCAAGATTCATCACCTGTAATATCCCAATTATCTAATAGGCATTGTTTCAACAACTGAAGAATCACACTTTTTTCAGCACCATTCTCTAATTGAAGAATAGCCATATTGATAACTAACTGATGCCGAGTAACCTTTTCGTATTGTTTTGTTATATCATCTAACTTTTTGAAATGATTCTTTACATTTTCATCTACAACCAAGTTTAACTCTTTGGCAATTTTCTTCATTATTTCAAGTCGGCGCATTTCAGCATACTTTGGTATAGTCCTCGCCTCTATGTTGTAGAGTTGATGATACAATGCTCTCATTTTAGAAATACTAATTCTGCCTCTTTTCTTATACTCGCCTATCAGTTTTGCAGTTTGCTTTTTATTCAAGTCTTTAATCTTGAAAACATTACCTTTTGAATCTTCAATATATCCTAATTCTGGTTTTCCGTGTTCTTCCATTATATCATCTCCATTACATCTTCTAATGTATTTATATCTGCTACAAACTTATCATCACGAATGCGAACAAGTCTTGGGAATCTTAATCCCCAATTGCCTTGTGCATCTTGTGTAATTAAATCAGCAGTTACTTCTAAAACCACTCTTGGTAGAAAATAGAATACTCCATCTTTGTGACTATCAACTTGCCTTCTCAATTCATTAGTTAATCTAACTAATTGTGAATCACTAAAGCCACTGCCGATAGAACCTAAATTAACATAGCCTCTATCTTCAGTCCTTACTCCTATTCCGTAAGAACCGAATACATTTGCTCTTTTGCCTTCTCCATATTTAGCATTCAGAATAACTACATCTAAGTTTATTCTTGGTGGCTTATACTTAGCCCAACCAAGACTTCTCTTACCTGCTTCATAAGGTAAAGAAGCATCCTTAACTATAATACCCTCAAAGCCATCATTGATTGCTCTATTGTAAAACGCTAAGGTATCTCCACCTTCAGCCATTCTATGTGCTTGGTCGGGAAATGTCTTGATTGCTATTACTCTATCAGAATAAGGTAAATCCATAATAGTGTCTTTACCATACTTTAGACAATCAAATATAACCCATTTGACCTTTACTTTCTCCCTTGCTTCTTCATGGTTTTTAGAGTGTACTCTTGTCGCCATTAGTTTATGTTCAGCAGGGGAACCATCTTCATTGATAGGATATATTTCTCCATCAAGAATACAAGTGTGAACATCATATTTTCTAACCTGCTCTACTACATCTTGAAACTGCGGAGTAACTATCTTACCTTTACGATTGAAGATAATTACATTATCGCCTTCTTTGTGAATCTGATACCTATTACCATCATACTTGTAATCTACAATTCTATTTGTAGGCCATTTATTCATAGGTACTTCTTTCGCTAACATAGGCGCAACAAACGAACCATGTTCAAGATTCATTGGTGGTTCTGAATTAGTTTCATAATACATAGATACATTAGAAATAGAATTAAAGTTGCAATGCTTTTTTACATCTGCTAACTTTTTGTCATATGCCTTTGCTAATATCTTCTTTACCACACCTTCGTTAATTCCATTTCTAGGTGTTCTCAACCAATATCGAATAAACCACTTACATTCTAAAGCACCCATATTGAGAAAAGCATGTCTAATGATGTTAAATGAATTAGAGTCAATCCCACTGCAATCCATAGAAAGTAGCCCTAAGACGCTTTGCAATGTAATTTCTTCTTTATTCTCTGCGGAGGAATCTAAATAATAAACGGCTTCTCCTAAATCATCATGTGCTGAACAAGCCATATCTAACTCATCATCATGGATATTATAGATATGACTAATCCATTTCTTAGCCTTCGCTAATCCTATATTGTTTGACGGAAACTCTTGTGATAAGATAGCAAATAGGCTACGCTTATCTTGAAAGTGTGTCAGTTCCGTTGTAATTCTCGCTACTTGTTGTGTTGGTGTTAGTCCGTCTGTGGACTCCAATAATCTTGCTAAACTCTTCATTGTCATTTTCAATCATCTCCATATTCATATTACATTTAATTACTAATTCTTTAATTAGAAGGCTCATTTTACCGCCTTCTAAATTGACCGCATGTTTCCATAAATGGTTTGCGAGTCTATTCCATTCACTCTTCTTCATCGGGTACTGCCCCCTGTTCTATACTATTCATTAACCTAACAAAGTTAATCATCATAGTTTGAATCAAAGCCGCTTCTTCATCTTTATTCTGTTCCATCAAACGATGTAACATATGAATCATAGAAGCCTGTGTAATGGCTGGTGCCATTCTTGCCAAGTTATCACTTTGATACATTTCCCAATACATCACAAATGATGCTCTTGGTAGAAACATACCGTTTCGCACTACTGCGAAGTTTTGTTCAAAATGGTCTAAAGCATTTGGATTTTTCTTAATCTTCTTCTTCATTCCTTTAGCCCATTCAACAAATCTTTTGTCATTCGTTATATCCAAAAATATCTTATTCAAATTCATTCTTCTTCGCCTCCATTTAATTCTAACATAGCAGTTAATATCACATTCTGAAACTTATTCCAACATACATCAATATGTTCTTTTGTCACTCTTGAACCTCTACCATGTCTTGCAGGTACTTTCATATTCAACTCAACAAAAGAAGCCCATAAGTCTATTAATTCAGATGTCCTCTTACGATGCCTTCCTAAAGAACCCATTTCATACTGCCGCCATTCATTCGCCTTTCTTACGCTCTTTTTCATTTGTACTTCGCTTATTCTCATTCTAATTCCCTCTTTAATATATTCATAAGGTTCCTCGCTTCTTCTATATTCAAACGAATACCTTTTGTTGGTTTGTCATTCTTATGCCATCTAATATCAATGACTTCTATATTCCAATAGGTTCCTCTTTTGATTAGAACCTCATCAGTAGTATTTCTAACAATGCGTCCTTTTATTTCAAAATCACTCACTGAACCATCCCTCCTTAAACTTAGTTAATTCTTTTCTTGAAGTAAAGTATCTTGGAGTGTCTAATTCATCTAAACGATTCACTACCCAACAAGCACCACCTAAAGATGATACTTGCACTATTTCATATTGGCCTCCATTTACTTCGATTACTTCAATAGTATTTACTTCTGGTACTAAGCCGTATGTCTTAGTCACTTCATTAGCAACATCATGTATGTTCTCTACAACATACTTGATAATGTGCGCTCTTTGAATAGGTATCTTAGGTGCCACTTGGATAGATAATTTACCCGTCATTTTACAGACATGACACTTGTTTCCTTCACAAATAGGGCATTTAACTTCTGCCGCATGTGGGGCAGGTAAAGTCACAGTTACGGCTCTTTTCTTCATTACTTCTCTCTCCTTTGTACTGCTAAGGTTCCGTCATCATTCTTAGTTAGAATTGTCATAGAACCATCTTCATAAACAATAGTCATTCTTACAATAGTCTTGTCGTCAAACATATTCATTCCTCTCTCAAAACTGCTACCTCAGTAGTTAGGAAAAGTTTTGCTATTGACATAGCCGCAAGGAAACTATTCCTAGTTACCTTTACAGGGTCTACAATACCCAATTCAAACATATCTCCTACTTCACCGGTCATGGCATTAAGGGATTCATTCTCCTTTAGGATTCTGCACACAATTTCTCCATCAACGCTACTATTTTCACATAGAGTTGCAAATGGAGAAAACAGTGATTCATAAACAATATGCTGTCCTTTCTTTGCCACATCTAAATAGTTCCTAGCATTAATAAGTGACTTACCACCACCAATAACAATACCTTCATCAAGTGCCGCTTTGGTAGCGTTAAGGGCATCATCAAGTCTTTCTTTGGTTTCACGCATTTCCATCTCTGAAGATGCACCAACTTGAATAGTAGCAATACCACCATTCAATCTTGCAATACGCTTTTTGTATCGCATCTTGTCAAACTTGTCATCTGATGATTCGTACAACTCTTTCAATGAAAATACTTTATGTTGTTTAGAATCTGAATCATCATTACCTCCACCAATAATAACTGTATTATCTTTAGAAATAATTACCTTATCAGCAGTACCTAACTCATCTAATGTGGTCATTGATGGGTCGTCTTTGCTTTCCTCATTAAACATCTTTCCACCACAAACAGTTACAATGTCGTCTAACTCATCTAATTGAGCATCACCGAAGTTTGGTGCTTTTACTACTGCTACTTCAATTGTCTTTTGAAGTACATTCATAATCACATTACTTAATGCAGTACCTTCCATACCACGACAAATGATTACTAATGGCTTCTTATTCTTAGCACACAATTCTAGCAACGGCAGTATGTCTTGGAAATGTCTAATGTTTAGATTAGATGAAAAGATAACGGGATTATCAAATGTTACTTTACCATCATCTCCATTACACATCATATGGCTTAGATAGCCTTCATCAAACTCCAAACCGCTTCTTGTAACTATTTGGGTTTTATGAGTTTTAGACTCTTCAACAGTAATGATACCATCACGCCCTACTGCACTTATAGCCTCTTGAATCAGAGAACCTAACTCATTATCATTATTAGCCGCAATAGTGGCAACATTCAGAATATCATCATCAAGAATAGGAGTCGCATTATCTATTAGATAAGAAGCAATAATTTCCTGTGCCTCTTCTAATTCATTCTGAAGGACTCTGATATTGTAATTCTCTTGTTTCTGAATATTTTCAACAAGTGCTTGAGCAATAATACAAGCAGTTGTTGTACCATCACCGGAATTATCTTGTGCCTTACTTGCTAAGTTTTGAACCATCTGTACTCCCATCTGAACATATGGGTCATTACTTGATACATACTTAGTGATAGTAACACCATCGTTAATTACAACAGGCGGATTACCTTGCAGAATTACCGTCTTTGCCTGTGGCCCTAATGTGGGCTTAACAGTATTTGCTACTAAATCAATTCCTTCTTTCAATTTCTGTTTTACTTCTTCTCCATTAATTATCATTTTACCACCGCCAAAATAAACTCATAAGGAATAAAGAGTAATTCATTTCTTTTAGTATATTCCCTCTTATCATTAAAGGCAACCACTTTACCATTCAGTGACTTGTCACATTGGCAATCAATCACTCTACCTTCGTTGGTGGCCTTAGTTAAGATACCGCTTTCGCTCTTTCTTTCTTCTATTTTCACAATTACATATTCTCCTACTGCTCTCATTTTTTCACCTCAAACTTATTTTGTCTTGCTATTTGACAGCAAACTCTAATTTTATCTGTTGAATGTAAAGTCCAAAATTCATTATCTTCCCAACCGAATTTTACTTCGATATATCTACATAACTCCTTTCTTGACATATTCTCAAAATCATCATCAATTTCTATTCCGAGAATAGGGCCACCTTCATTCTTTAGGAATGAATCGAGAATAACATAAACTCGACCCATACCGTTAATTGTTTTTCTAAGTAACCATTGAATCATTCTTCCTCACCGTTGATATTAACCCATCCTTTATTCATATCTGTATCAATGAAAGTCCAAATATGGTTCTTATGAAACTCCATCAGGTCATTGTAGGAATTGCCTTTCTTACCATTAAACACACCTCTAACTTTAGATTCATTCTTATCTCTAGGATGCCTTTGCGAATGAAGTTTTCTTCTCATCCGTAAAGGCATTCTTTCAGAATCATTTAATGCCCTGTCATGGTATTTTCTCATAGTGCTTTGACCTGTCTTTATTCTTCTAATTCTCATTCTTCTTCACTACTCCATGTTTGCAATCTATTAAATTCATAATTTTGGAATATATGCAAACTTCTAGGATTACCATTATGCCATGTACCATAATGACCTCTGCCACCCAATACTACTGCATTCTGCATTAGCGGTTCCCAAATGGAAACTGTACTAATATCTGTACCGCTAAAATAAGCAGAACCGAATGGATGAGTATGAATCCAACATACAATAGGCAACTTCATACCAACAGGGTCTACCTTAAAATCAACATAACCTGCGGTTCCCGATGAAATATGTAAATTATCTTTAGCATCAATTACTACTTGCACTTCAAGCCCATTTAAGACTTCAGTAGATGCAAACCAAATAGAATCCCAAAAACTCTTACAAGAGTAATCACCATCGTATGCTTCAGTTATAATCTTATTAACCAAATCATCTTGCCATGTCTTTTTCCATATTGCTAATTCTTCTACTGCTTCTGTCCAATCAAAATCGCTCATTGTTTCACTTCCATTTTCTCTAGTTTCTTCTTAGTCCTATCAATCTTCTTTTGAAGTTTCTTTGACTTTCTATCGCTTCTTCTATCTTTCCATCTTTGCAATAAAGACTTCTTTACAGGAAGCGATTGAGTTTTCATATCATTCTTGATTTCAGTAGCCCTTCTCATAATAGTTTCACTTGTATCATAATAAAAGTCATAATGCTTTTCTACATGCTTTGCTATTAACCAATAAGGGCGACCAAACTTCTGTCTTGCTTCATCAATAGTTAGACTATGCCACATAACCATAGCCTCTAATGATTCATTATAAGTCCAAGCCTTATGTGCATTAGGATAACTTACAGTTGCAATACCCATTGTTACAGGCTTTCCCTCTTCTTTGTGATTATTCACATATTCATTTCTTGTGCCGTTAAGGTTACGCTTACTCAAGACCCTATTCCAACGAGCGACAATAGCCTTGTATGTTCGACCCTTGAATAAAGTAGTAGGTGGATATGCGCCTTTAGTGGTTTTCCATTCAATAACAATATCATCTTCCTCAGAAGTCCATCTGTTGTTATTAGTCCTTTTAGGCGCAGACTTTTTCCTTCCTTTATAGGTGGTTCCTTCAGTCTTATTCGTATCTCCCTCTAAAGTTTCAATCATTTCCTTAGCCTGTTCTTTAGTAAAATCCCCCTTATTAGCAGAAGTAATTAGTTGATTAGTTAATCTTTCTAATTCCTTCTTAGTGCCATTCTTTAGAGTTAAAGCAGATATGTACTTGCATTGCTTTCTTGTAGCAGGGTCATTCTTCCAATGAGAAAAATTATCTTCAACCTTAACCTCATATTGATTCTGTATTCTAGTTATTGTTGCACGAAGATTAGCACCGCTTCTCTTTGGAAAGCCCGCCTCTACCATTTTATCAGCAACCTTCGCCCAACTTAATCCTTCATTTCTGCATTTTATTGCAAATCCTATTTGTTCCGTAGTATATTTTTTCATTTTTATTCCTCCTTATACATTTAACATCATAAATGACTTTACTTGTTCGTCATTAAACCATCTTTGAATCCATTGTGCGCCAATACCGGCTATCGCAGTTTGCATGAAATGAACGCCAATATTGCTACCATCCCATGAATCACCTTGACAAGAGAATGACCCCTCCGGCCCTGCTAATAATGTATCGTACATTTTAGGGTCAGCATCATAAGATACAAAAGCCGCATTACGGCCTTGTGCCCTCAAGTCAAGCCACTTAATATCTGAATTGTATAGTGTCCTTCTAACTGATAAGTTATCAACACAACATACAACCAAATCATATCCTTGCATTTGTTTTGCAGTTAGTATAGGGAACTTAGAACCACCATTAATACTGCGATACCTATTTCCCATAACCGATGCTTTGTTTTCTCCTACATCTTCTTCACTAAAGTTTTGATACGGCAGATTCTTTGTTTCTACCTTATCGGGGTCTGCTACTGTAATAGCATATAATCCTACTTTATCCAATATAGGTACTAAGAAACTCCCAATACCACCTACGCCTATAATTAATATTTTTCTTTTCATTTTTTATTCCTCCTAATAATGTTTATGACTTTGTTCGTTATAGCCGCAATTTTTACATTGGACTCCTTCATAATTCTCTGTTTCCCATTCAAACATTGTTCCGTTACATCTTGGGCATGTATATTGTTTCATTCTAATCTCTCCAAATTTGCATTCCATCTTTTATTATACGAATCTATTTCTTGATTGTATTTTGTTTTGTAATGGTCTGTAGGCCACCATTCGGGCATTCTGCTTTTTCTCCATTCAGCAAACTTCCATTTGCCTTCAAGATAATAATGACGATATTGAAGGATTACAAACTCCCACATATCTATATCATTATTGTAGTCTAATCTGTACTTATCATCCATAGCAATAGTTACGGGCGTAGCATCTTTCCATCTACCGTCATTTGATAGATATTGTGTTGTATCTAATATCCTCTCTTGCGAGCCATGCTTCTTTCCGTAACGATGTGTATATTCGGTACAAAGAGCCAACCCATGCGTGTATAACCATGCAGTATTGTTAGGGTTCTGTCTAGCCCATATTGTTGAAGGATGATTCAACATAGCAGGTTTCATTAGATTTGAACCAATATCTCTATGAAATACTTTTAATTGAGCAAGTGTAGGTTCTTCATCATAATGCTCAATGTACTCAAAAAACAAAGCATTTGTATGTAACATTTGACAAGTTTCTGTTGGCATTTTAACCACATGCTTATCTAACATTTGAATTGCTGCTTCTGTTGGATTTCTTGATAATGCAAATATATTCATTTGAATTTCCTCCTTGCTTCTTCATATATCTTAAACGAGTCTTTACGACCCAAAAGAGTTTGTTGCTTACAATACTCTTTTCTTTTATTAATAGTAGTCACATAAGTATTTAGAAAATTCTTTTTCCAATATCTATGTTCACTCGTTGGTATTACATCTCTCATTCTTATTGTCATTTATATTCACTCCTTTTATTTCGGACATCTTATTATATCCTAGCATTTCTATTATTTTCTTACTTGTCTTTCCTATTGCAGACAAGGAAACATCAGTGCTTTCTGATATTTCTGATTTAGTAATTCCTGTGTATCTACACATATTTACTGCTACCCAACATATACTTGAGTAGTATGCTCTTGGTTTATTGTAACAGTGATATTCAGTAATAGGTTCCATCTTCAACAGTAAATCAACTGCGTTAGAATAGAACATAATATCATCAGTTATTTTACTACAAGTTTGCTTGAGCAAAAAGGTAGGGTCGGCACCATACAAGATATTCTTATTCTTGAAATGATGAACCATTCTTTGAACCAACCTATTTACTATCTTAGTGGAACAAGAATACTCTGAACATAGTTTCTTCATTTCTATCGGAGTTCTATTCTCTTTGAGAACATAACATACAGTAGCAGTACATCTTGTTTCTAACTTAATGTTGCCAAACAAACCCTTTCTCTGCGCTTGCATGTAGCATTCTTCTACTCTATCCTTGAGAGGATGGTTTATCTGAATAGAAGATAATATCATATTACAGGTCTGTAATGCTTGAGTAATATGTCTTGGTATTGCTAAGTTATTTCCTCTAACATTAAACTTAGAAGAACCTTTGCCGCTAATTACAGAACCTAATTTGCCCCTATCGGCACTATGAGTAACATTGCCATCATCAACCATTCTTACAGTTTCCTCAAACAATTCTGTGACTACTACTAAACCACAATCACTGCATTCAGTTTCGCCCATTCTTTCGTTGTAATTAAATATCAGACTTCCACATTCCACACATTTCATTTTCATTCCTCCCTTCATTTTCATTTGTCTTAATGTAAGATTTGATAGTGCTGACTAATACTACTGTCATTGTGTCGTTTAACAGTGCTAATGCTCTTGCTACGAATTGGTCGCCAACAGAAGAACCTGCTGACATATTATCAATACATATTGGCCCTTTCCATCTTGGTTCATTAGTAGGTTTTTGTGGGATTTGTATAAGTTGGTTTAATACTGAGTCGGTTAAGCCCTCTCCCCCTGCTTTAAGATATGACTTTTTATCAACCACATCATCAACAATCTCATATCCCGCATTCATCAATATCTCTCTATTATGCTCGACAGTTTCATTATATGAATCAATCCACTTTAATTCTGCTTGAGCGAACTCGGAATCGTTTTGATTGGTATTCCAAACAAAGGTAGATACTGCTTGAATATCGGACTTGAATTGGTTATCTGTTATCTTCCAATCCCAACCCTTTCCACGAATATACATAGCATCGGGTTCACCCTCATCATTCCATTCTACCTTAATTCTGTCGGGGTATCTTTGTTCGACTTCCTTAACTAATTCTCTTGCTCTTTTCTCAACAATGTCCTGTTGCCTATTTTGCTTCATAAACTCTTTCATAACCTTAATATCAGACATTTTAGGAGATACACCCATAGTTCTTTCATACAGGATTTCCGGTGAAGTAAAAGCCCACTTCTTGCTTCTTCTATGATTATGTAAGTAGAAGGAACAGAACGATTCTAACTCTTTAGAAGTTAGTGTTCCCCAAACACCATCAGCAACTTCAATAGCGATTTCGTTATCTCCGATTTGTTGGCAGTTTAGCCTAACACTAACTTTATTGAAATCATCAAAGAAGTGATAAGGTACTCTATTCTCTAAACAATATTTTACATCTTCCGGCAGTGACAATGAAGAATACAAAGATTTCATTAATTTACCCGCATCTTTTTCTGTAACTGACTTAAAAACTAATCTTCCTAAAGCAGAAGCAATAGTGTTCAAACTCTCACTTTTACCATTAAGACTCAATCTATTATTAGTTCTGCCAAGTGCTAGAAAACACCCACCAATATTAAGCACCACTTGATAATCTCTATTCGGAAAATTCATGTATGTACCATGACTACTTCTTCGCCATCCCGAAGTAGTTCTCTTTAATTGACTTTTCATAAACTTAGACAGTGCATCGTGAACAGGGTCTTTTGCATTCCTATTCCCCTGCAATGTAACCACGCCCGATATGACAACATCTCCTTCTATTTTTGTTTGCCAATATTTTCCACTATCATTCGGTTGTCTTATTCTTATTCTTAATTCTCCCATTTTATCACATCATATATGTATTATCATCTAATTTTTCTAAACAGGCTAAATGAGCCTCTTTCTTCATTTCTTCGGGCAATAACAGTTGCCCTCCACAAATCCGACATTTGGTTGCTATTCTTTCTTTATACGACCAATGGCTCTTTGTGTATTCTGGATTCTTTTCCTTCATTATTCCACCTCTCTAATTTCGCACATACTTCACAATACTTATTACAATTTTTATCGTGGTAATACAAGGCATCAAGTCTTTCATTGAAATGTTTTTTTGCAAACTTTCTGAAACCCATTTCAACGGCTTCATTATTTTCCCACAAAACTATTTTTAGACTTTGCCATAATCTAAATCGCTTATCCTTTTCTTCAGAAAGCGAATCACAAACATTGAATGTTTGTCTTAATCTTTTTCTTGCTTTTTTAGACCAATCGAAAGTTGTCACTACTCTTTTCATATCCTTATAGGACATATTGCGGAGTCGTGGCAACCTATACATTATTTCACCTATACTTCACAAGCACCGCCAGCACAAGCCAATTCGCCTGTTAAGTCGGTATTATCTTCGGTTTCTAAAACCTGTGTTAAATCTATATTCTTTAGATTCTTAGACATAGTTAGATAAGTTTCCTCATCAATCGTTTCAAAGGGTGCCTGTTTGTATGTTCCTCCATCATAAGGCAATACAGACAGACCGTTGTAATAATGTCTATTCATCCAAAGCCATTCACCAACATCATCCCATTCATCATCTTTTACAGATATTGTTGCTGAAACATTATGGGTATTCAGACCATCTACATGACCTGCTCTAACCCAACGAATACTGAAGTTTTTTACACGCTCTAATAAATCAAATACTGATTCATGCCGTGTAATAGAACCGGCAGGTGATTTCTGCGGTATAGAAATAACTGCCTGTTCATCAGGATTAAAGTATTCATCTTCAACCAAGTCCGGTTGATTCTTTAGTAGATAAGAATATATTGCTTCATTCTTACCGACTCTAATCCTACGAATATAATAGTTATCATGCCAAGCATGAATACCACTACTTGTACCTAATACAAGTGAAGTGGTTCCCGCAGGTTTTACACAAGTAATCCTTGCGGCGGGCTTTACTCCAATGAGTTTGGAAATATGCTTATTTTCCTGTTTAGCGGCAAATGCAGCCATTTCCAAATCTAAGCCTTCAACAACATTAGAAGCAATACCCGTCATAGATACACCAAGCAAAGAATCCTTTTCCGTATTCTTTCTCCATACTTCTCTAAGGTAATGAAAATCTGTATAACCTGCTTGCAATGTTCCTAAGAAAGAAGCGGCTCTTACCCTTGCTTCTAAATCGGCTTGGTCTTTTACATCAGAAGCATTTACTTCTGTAAGATTACAAAACTGATATGGGCGAAGTGCTATTTCACAACAAGGATTAGTACCCCAATCTTTGTCATTACTAAAATAAACGGCTGGTTCGCCACTGCCACTATGTTGTATTCTTTCCCATAGACCCATAAAGAAGTTTTTAGTTACTCTATGTCTAAGAATAACTGCTGAATTATTTGCACGACCTCTTTGTGGATTATTTTCCCACCAATTACCGGACTTACAACTAATCATCTTTGAATCATCAGCACTGAATAAACTAATCATAGCGGCTCTACGAATACCGCCTGCTAATACTGCATCTGCTAAATAACACATAATATCATGTGCTTCAATTGAATCTAATTTAGAGCCATTAGTTTTATTTTGGAGTATTCCTTCTATTTTAACTAAACATTCCCTTAATGGCTGAAAACCCGGTGCTTTACCGCCACTAGTCTTTAATAGCGTTCCTTTTGGTCTAATATCAGAATAATCAAAAATAGGACTACTACTCCTATTTCCGGTATAACACTCCAAAAGGATTTTAATTGAATCAGCCCATCCCTCGATAGAATCGCTAATAAGATACCTGCGTTTTCTTTCGGGATTAGGTTGTATGATTTCCGGTAATTCATCAATATGATGTCTTTGGACTGAATATCCAACCCCCGTTCCACCGAGAAGCAAGAACATAGCCTCGCTAAAAGATAAAATGGAATCAATAGGCATATAAGCACAATTATACACCCTATTTGGACTAATTTCAATAGGCTTGCCCCCAAATTGCATAGACCGCATAGAAGGGAGGACTTTCTTTGTTTTGACATATCGCTCATATACTTCACCAATTTCTTTGGTTAATTCGGGATATTTCTTAATGTGCATATTTCTATTCCTTGTAACTATTTCATTCCAAGTTTCTCTTCTTTCGTGTGCAGGTAAATACCTTGCATACTTCATATGTACTGTAATATCCGATAATGTTTCAATTTCATTCGACATTCTAAAACCTCATAACGCAAAAAAAAGGGGAGAGAACGGGTGCCCAAAAACCCGTTCTCCCCCCAAAAGAGCAGACTAACTCTACTTAATGAAATTAACCGCCTACAATAGCAGGTGTCAAATCCACCATTTCTACATCGTCCCAATTAACTTCGCTGATTGCTTCTCTTGCTACCAATTCACCGTTGATAAATACCCAATGAGTCGGGTGTGTATCAATCTGCTCGATAACTTCCTCAGAAGCCATAACCAATTCAGTATGTCCTGTTTCGTTCAAAATAGTAATCTTAATCATCCTATCATCTCCTTAATCTCTCTATGTTCCCCCTCTATATAAGCCGAGTCCATCATTCCCAACCACCGCCGTAATCATCGTCACCGAATAAACCGGCCAGCCATATAATCGGGAATGCGAAGAACGCCGCACCTATCAAACTTCCTAATAATCTAAACATTTTCATTTCTCTCCTTTAATTCTTTAATTTTTTCACTTGCTTTTTTTCTACTAATTCTTGGGCCTTCATAGCCTAAATCGGCTAAGTATTTCATTTGGGCTTCTGTCGCTGTTTTTGAAACAATCTCTCGTAATGTTTCTAATTGTCTATCTGACAAAGGTTTCTTGGTACGCATTTGATTCTTGATATTATTCAAGAAGTTTGCCTCCCATCTGCTTGTTGCTATTTCAACACCAAATGGTTCAATACCGTAATACAAACACATTTGCCTAAACTCAGGACTATCATTATTATTTTTGAGATTCTGTCTAGCAATCTCAAATTCTTTTGCTTCTCTTTCCTCTCTTTGTCGCCTTAACTCTGCTTGTCTTTCACGCCTTTTTCTTTCGGCTTCTTCAGCCGCTATTCTACGCTTTTCAACATTTTCCGGTAGATTGTAAATACGCATTCTTTCGGCTTCTTCAGCCTCACGCCTTTCTCTTTCGATTCTTTCTCTTTCGAGTCTTTCCTCTCTTGCGATTCTTTGCCTTTCCATGCGCTCATTGTATTCGACAGTTGCTTTTCTCGCTTTAAGCATCATTCTATCGTACTTTTCTTTATACTCTAAAAGACACTTAGCATCAAAAATAATCATATCTTGCCATAACTTATCAGTTGGATAACCTCTTGTTCTTGACTGTGCTTTACTATTTTCGGGGTGTTCCCATCTCCAAACAATAGAAGCCATTTGATAATACCTATCTGTTGGCTGATACTTTGATTTCTTTCTTAGATGTGCGCTGTAATGGTATTTTTTATCCGTGTAATCATAATACAAATGAGTATCACCCTTTACATTAAATAAAATATCAATCTCCTTGATTCTCTCATAGATGTCATTAAACATTTTACCGTTTTTGTGCATCCATGCTTCAGCAATCATGGTCTTGGTTCTTTCTTGAATCCAAGTATCTATTTCACCATCACTAATATCAGCAATATCTCTACCTGTTCTTACTGAAATCTCTTTCATAATAAGGTAAGTATTAATGTGGTCTGAACCCACACATTCAGTATTGCCATTTTCTAAGTTTTGGATTTCAAAGTGATATACTACATTATGTCCACAAAGACATTTACTAACTCCTTGTTGTGAATTAGTAACCCATTCAGGCGCATCATCATTACCACCCCACCAAACGCTACCGGTAGCAATCCATTCTTCTTTAGCATCTTCATAGTTATCAGCAACGGATAATTCAACCATCCGTTCCATCAATTTTCTATCCCAATGCCCTGTTCCTAAACTTCTTTTTGCTACAATTGTTTCAGCCATCATTCATCATCTCCAAATCATCTATCTCAAACCTGCGTTGTTCTTGTAGATAACCTGTAAGAATGGTATCAATCTTCTCCGGTAGATTATCAATTATACCGGCGATTAATCGTCTGTTAAGACTAATCCATATTCTATGATAGGTATTTAGTACAACTTTTGGTTCATCATTTTCATTCTGCGATATTACTATTGGCGGTAATTCCGCCGTATTTACTACTCTAAATTCTACATTAGTTTTCATTCATATTCCCCCTGCTACTGCGAACAGACTTGCTATATTTTTGTGGGCTATAAACCCTTCAACAGTATGCAAATAATCCTGTGGATTATTGATGTATTTGCTGTGATTCACCAACACACTTGCTAAGGTTTGTGCTAACTTTTGGTTACTCAAACCTGAGAGTAACTTAGCCAATTCAAAGCCTAAGTGTTCTCTATAATTATCATCCATCATACAGGTAATACATTCCTTCTTAACCATACAATCGTGATGTTCGTCGGGTTCTATCACATACCCTTTACCTTTACATTCTAAACATTCCATCAGAAATCAGCCTCCAAATCAAAGTTTGGAATTGCTTTTTGAGTCCAATACTGATATGCCGCCATAGCAGTAATCATTATTCTCCAATTAACAGTATTAGGATTGTAGACAAATGTTTTGTGAGCATTTGCCAATACTTCAATACACGCACACAATTTTTCATGCTTTATACCAGCATCAATAGAATCATGCACAGTACCATATTCCTGTTCTAATAGATTTATAATAAACTCTTCTGTTGTCACTTCTTTATTCATATTTTCACTCATACTGCTTCCTCTCCTTTTACTTCAAAAAACTCTTCTGAAGATACCCAATCACTGTAAGTTACTACAAGTGATTTTACATTGGCTTCCCAACGACCTTCATCATCTTCTTTTCTACTTACCCAAAATTGTTCTAAATCATTAAGACTATCAAACATAAACTCTGTGTATCTTGCTATTCTATTATCAGCATATATTGTATTTCCATAACTTATATCTATATTCATATTATTATTCCTCCTTTTTTACAGGTGGTGGAATCCACCGTGAATTGTACTGAGCGTTATAATCTTCTAAACATGGCTCACACAATTTGAAATCTATTACTACTTCATCATAAGTAGTCACCAAATCATATGACGCTCTTAAACCGCATTTAGCGCATTTTGGCACCGGTATTTCCGGTACTCTTTTTATTTTATTTCTTAACCAATTAAACATCTTAATCACCTAAAGGTAGGGGAGAATAGGTTCATGGGTAACAAACCCCACTATTTCATGGCGAACCTGTAAATCTGCGTATTTACAAGCATGAACACACAACTTTTCCTATTTTTACTTGAAAAACCCCAGAATTGGAAAAAGGACTTATGCTTGCTCAAGATTATTTTTGTGAGAAGTTGAGATAACCATGCACCGGAAGTACATATTGAAAGTTATTCCTTCTCTAATCCTTTGCCAGCCAAAGATGAGTACCGCTAAGTAGCCCTTTTTTATTAGCAAACCGTTTCCACAAATCAGTTCGAGAGATAGGAGTAATAGCCCCCAAGACTATCACCAAGATTCTCTCTACCTAACCCTTTTCGTGTGGAATCATATCTTTTGATAGGTGATAATACCCACCAACTTACCTCCTACACTTAATCTTATTACATCTTTTTTTATTTCTAAATTAGTAACATCATCAATATATTGTGATGCCCATTCAATCAAATATTCCTTGTGTAACTTTTGCATTATATCACCTCAGAATGTTTTGCCGTGCATAAACTCACGACTTTCATTATATTCCATTTTAGCAACAATAGCACCTGCAACATCTAAATCTTTACCAAAGGCATAATCCATAATGCGAATTACTGCGTCTGCTAGTTCCTCTTCGAGATTACTAAACTCCATAATCTTATTTGAAGAAGGATTACCTTCACGCAAAGCCTCTAATGCTTCAGAAATCTCTGCATGAATCAGAGCCATTCTTTCACCATCATTTACTTCTTCTTTCCAAAAACCGTGATTAACTGCATTCCTGTAAATCTTCTTTGCCTTCTTATTCCATTCCTTTTCAAAACTCAAATTCTTCACCTCTTTTAATTGCTAACTTTTCTAATTTAGCCACATGCTTTTTTGGTGCATGTCTTTTTGCCACAACTTGAATCATTGACTTGCAAGTATGTTCTGCTACCGGAATAACAGTTGAACAATCAGGACATACCGGCTTTTTTGTTTTATCGCACCTCGTCACTGATTTGTTTTTACCACAGAAATTACAAGTTTCCTTTTTAGTTTCCATATTCTTTAATCCTACCATATTTATTCCTCCTTACAAATACATCTTGCTTCTAAAGTGCGCTTTGCATCAACAAAATCAACACTACTATGAATATTGTATTTTGCCGTTGCTTCACAGCCATTACATCTCATTAACATTATTCTTACTTCTCTTCCATTCATCTAAAATCACCACTTAGAAACTTGTTCGCCCAATCGGAATATCGAGAGAATACAGTAATATCATCACTACTGATTCCCTCGATATTCGTTTCGGGGTCTGTTAGGAATATAACCCTTCTTCGGTCATTGTGCCAAAGGACTTCTTTAGTTACACTCCATTCATCTAACGCTTTTGTCATTATCATATACTTATTCATATTATCAACTCTTTGGTCTTGGCCCGCAATAGAATAGATTCTTCTTTGCTCTAGTAATCGCTACATAGCAAATATTTCTTTCTTCTTTAGGATTTGTAGCCTTTGGATGCGGCATCCTCTCAGTGGCTAAGATATATACATTGTCAGCCTCAAGACCTTTAGCCTTGTGAACAGTAGACAACATAATCTCTCCTTTGTCATTGTTATCGAATACTCTCTTGATTTCATTTACAATTCCACCAACAGTAGTAGCCATAGTAGAGAAAATCTTCAGACATTCAAACTTATCTTCAAGGTTGTTTGCTTGATTGATTTTATCAGCCGCAACCAACTTATCGTAAGTAAATCTGAAGTCCTGTGTAAGTAAATCTCTAAACTCTTCAGCACCCATATTATCATTCTTGGTAATCTTTCTAACACCATTGATTAGTCCTTTAGTCATATCACGACCAAGAACATATGCTGATTTGCCTTGCAGAATCAAATCGTAAAACGCTGAAACTAGAGGCGCATTGTATCTACATAGAACCATGTCACCCTCTTGAGGATTAAACGGTGCATTTTCAACAACCATTCCAGCATCAGCAGTAGAAGGACAACTAAAGTTTTTGACATATCTATTTGCTTCAGAAACAACATTCTTAGGACATCTCCAAGTTAGACTTAGAGAAAAACGCTTGATTTCTTTATCGCCTTTTTCTAATCTCTTAACAAATATGTCCATTGAATTAGAATCTGCGCCTCGGAATCCGTAAATCGCTTGATTTGGGTCGCCCACAATAATACACCTGCCGTTTCCAACACATCTTGAAATCAACTCTCTTTGCATTTCATTGAAGTCTTGTGCTTCATCAACAAATAGAGTATCAAAGGTAGGTAATGGCATATTTAATACCAAAGGTAGCCAAATCATATCATCAAAATCAATCAATGAAGTATTCTGCTTGCATTGATTCAAGATTGCTGGAATACTATCAATTGCTATTAACTCTTCACGGTCTGAATTAAACTCGATATTGTATTCATCAATTAGTGAATAAATACCTTTTGTGTCCTTTTCATCAATCATGGAACCTTTAATTAAACTAATCAACTTAATTAGTGGTTGAGCATAAAAGTCACGACCAAGTATATCATCAATAATATTCTTAACTTTGAAGTTATTGACTTTTGTTCTAATACCTGCGGCTCTTAATGCAGCAAAGCCCAATGCGTGAAATGTTTTTACTTCTACATCATCCGGTAGTCTTTCTGCTAATTCTAACTGAATAGATTTGTTAAATGCTAAGAATGCTTTCTTTACACCACTATCTCTATTTGCGCCCTCTACAATTGTGAATGTTTTACCAACACCTGCGCCAGCATTAACTATAATGTGACCTGTGCCGTTTTGGATTTCATCCCATATTGCGTCTTGTTCTTTTGTTCCTGTTACCATTTTTATTCCTCATTTTTATTTTTATTGCTTTTTGGAAAGGCCACTTTCTCAGTAGGCCGAATCGTGTAATTTTTTACACTTGAATAGGTGGGAGAAGGAGAACGATAAATTTGTTTAATTAAACGGTTATATCAATACCTCTTTTGTAGCCCTTGTTCTCAACTTCTCCCGTTGTTGATGAAAAGCATCACAATTATGTGTGAAACCCCAATAACACACGATTACTTCTTCACCGGTACTATGGGGTGGGGGAGTATATAAGGGGGTGGAAGGTCGGGCGACCCCCTCTGATTGAGTAAGAAATGTCTAACAATAGGGCTACAATCTACAATTAAAAAAAGCCCCTCACCGGTACGAATACCGATGGGGGGCAAAGTCCCGTTAGGGCGAAACAATACTGTCAAAAGACAATATCATTCTTCAGTATCAGAACCAAGAAGTGACTCTATTGAGCCATCCCAAGCACCGGTCTTGAACTGCTTTGAAAGAGCATTTCGCACCTTCTTAGATTGTGCCTTAGCATAATCTTCAGCCGATTCAAAAGTTCCGCCGCCGGACTTAGCGTGTTTTAGCGTAACTGCGCTAATAACGCCATCGTAGTTGTAATACGCCATAGACGCTTCTTCTACAACATTACAAATCCTGTCAATTGCCACTCTAATAGCGGCAGGTACAGCACTTCTTTGTCCTCTTCGCCCAAGTGGAGAACCGTCACGACCTTTCAGTAATGCCTTTAGAGCATTAGCCGCCGCTTCTCTTTCATTTGGGTTATCCTGTCCGACTTGAAGATGCAATTCAACAACTTGTTTCAAAGCACCATCAAGGCTTTCATCTGCATTTAGGTAATCTGTGACCTCGATAACGAGGCTATCCCACTTTACTTCATCCATATTCTCATATCCTAGCCCCCGACTTAGGGGGCACAAACTCTCTATGTTCTACCCATATATAAAGGGAGGGAAATGCTTTTTCTGACAATAGATTCCATTTTGAAAGTGCCTGAAATCGAGGGTTTATGTTTTTAATACTAAATTAATTGCTTATTTTCAACGGTGGAAAGATTATTCCACCGGAATAAAAAACGGAAAAAAAATCCATCAAGAAACTAAAGGTTTGTGCAACATAGCCCTGAAGATTCTTAGGGTTTTGACATTATTCCATTATTCCACTGTAAATACCCCCCCCACTCTCTCTATAAATCTGACATAGCCCTAAAGAAACAAAGGGGAAGTGCAAGGGGGTGTGTGAGATAGTATTAGAATAGAATAGAATAATAGAATAATAGAATATTATTAAAACTAAGGGGTTGTGTTACACAACCCTCCAATTTCTCAAAATCTATTCCACTATGGGGTGGAAACTTCAGTGGAAACATCTTTTGGATTATATATTATATTGTATAACATATGTATATGGTATGACTATAACTTATATTATACGGTCAATTGAAAGCCATACTTAGAAACATAGTTATTCTATGGTGGTTAAAAATTAGTACCAAACAATCGCTCGATAAGACTATTGTTCTTGGTTATTCCTGCTTTGTCAAACGGAATAACCTTGAAAAAAAGGAGGCAAATGGGGTTTTACCCCCATTTACCTCCGAAATACCCGTCGTATAACATCACCTCCTTAGAATACTTCATATTCGTCGACTAATATCTCTCTGTATGTTTTGCTTCTTTCTTTGATTAGGTAGCACTTTTTACACCAATCCGTGTGTACTAATGTTACTATGTTATCATATCCATCATAGAAATAAGTAATTTTAGGCGCATAACGCTTCCAATGATGTTGGCATTTTTTTGTCATTCTTCTTCATCTCCAAATATGGCGGGTTTGACATCTGAAATTGGGTGACTCTCAATTTTGTAGCCGCCTAACACTAAATTAACCATTTGCATGTTTAGCATGAATTTCATGTCCTCTTTGTTATCAGCCCAAAAATGAGCGACCTTGCCTATTATAATAAAATCAGTTCTTCCTTTTGGCATACTTATTCCTCCTTTTCTTCCTCTTCTTTGGGCCATAGTGGTTCCCCTGTAATGATGGACTTGAAATTAGGGTCGAAACCTTGACTGATGACCAATAACTGTGTTAATTTGTCATTTTCAAGCAATATCTCTTTGATGTATTCTTCTATCTCTTCAAATTGAGAAAAGTCCATCTCGTAGCCTATTCCGGTTTCGCCTATCCATTCAATATAATTGAATATATTATCAAAGTCCTCCATAGTTTTAGGAACATACTGCAATCCTCCTGAAGTTTCTCTCATATGTTCCTCATTGTCCCTACAATAGCAGTTTAGGGTTCTAGTGCATTTTGGGCATTCTGTTTTAATTCCGAAGTTAATACTCATTCTTTTCACCTTTTTTCTTATTAATAGTGGCCCGTTCAAATAATTCCGGTTATTTTCCGTGATTTCCCGATTATTTCCCGAACTGTTATTATCCAAAATACGGGTATATACAGGGTAGTCAAAGTAACTACCATATGGTTTGGTAGTGTTCTTTGAAGGAACGGTACGAACCATAAAAAAATGAAGATTGATGGAGGGCCAATGTAAGTCACCCTCCATCAATCTCAAGCACCTATTCAAACAGGTGCCTCATCCAAATATGCTCTGAGTTCTCTCAGTTGCTCATAGTGTGCATCCTTCCTGAGTATTCCTTGACATGCAAAGTACAGTAAGTGCATGTTGTTGTCTAAAGCATCTTGAAATTCTTCTTCAGTCATTTCCAACTCAATCCAATAAAACTCGTAATTTTGCATGAATGAGTTGATGATGTGCGCTCTGCGGTCTAGTTTTGCTTGGCGCATTAACTCCATAACATTCACTTCTTCTTCAGTAGGCTCAGATGGCATTTTTTTTCTGCTCATACTAATATGGAATAATTCAGGATATAAGGTAACATCAAAGTTAATGTTACCATATGGTTGTAATCACTTTGAATAGCATTACAACCCTCAAAAAAAATAATGAAAAAACGCCGCCTACTTTGAATCTCGGACTCACAACGCTCAATTGCAGGGGCTTTAGCATACTTTGTTTTCACCTTGAACCGGTATTGGTGTTGCTGGTATGCTAATTCCTATGAGCGAATAACTGCCTTTTTCGTTTCGGCTTTGTTTCTTCATATGAGAATGTGAAGTGGTGAATTGGATTGAGTACCAATAACAATGATAGGATTCACTCCCACTGAGTTAGCAACGCTCACATTTCATATATGAGCCATTGTACCACGATTATCCATGTCATCAGTTAATGACATCCCTTTTGAGGTTGAAGGACTTTCTTAGAGGTTATTGCTCACCCATACGGGCATTACACTAACATAAGCCGAAACTACTCGGAACCGTGTGCGTTATCCCCGTCACAAAAGGATATTCCGCCATCACCGTGTCGAGGTGCCCCCCGACATTAATTTATGACGGTAATGGGATATATAGGGTATTCAAAGTTAATACCATATGGTTGTACTTTGAAAACCCTATTATAACCCCTTATAATGGGTATTAACATGGTAAAAGTAGAAGTAACAACTAATCCACATATACACGACGATAACACAGTACAAAAAACAACTACTTTCAGTTGCGAAACGAAAGAAGAGTTTGTTAAGATGTGGGAAGATAGAAAATACAGTCCAAAGTCAAGGAATATTAATTGGTCTGCAAATATTGACACACTTCAAATAATGGCTAAAGAATGGATTGATTTCAAAGATGTCCTATTCCCTCCTGAAGTTGAAGAGTACATACCTACTGAAGTTGATAAGAGGGCGGCTAAGATTTTTCAAATCGAAACATGGATGGAAAACAACCCTCAATTTCACGAAACCGAGAATTGGCCTATTATTGAGTATTGTATTGAGAGGATGAATGTAGTCGGACACACCAATCCTGAATTGTTTGATAATATAATGGCTCTATTCATTCTTAATTCAAGACATTACAACCCTGCATGTTTTTACAGGGGGGATGAAGAAGAATGAGTTGCTATGACTGTGGAAGTAATAAACTAGAGATTGAAGAGAGTTATACAGGCACTTGGTTCATTTGCTGTAAAGAATGCAAATGGGTCGAGATATACGATTTGTATAAAGCAGATAATGTTGAGTAAAGGGGATTGGGGCTTTCGCCCCATCCTCTTTTTTTTGGAACAGGGTATTTCAAAGTACATACCATATGGTTTGAGATACTTTGAATAATTCTCAAACCCCTAAAAAAAATGAAAACCGGATAGGGGCCAATGTAAGTCACCCCTATCCGGTAATGAATCCAACTCACTTGTCGGATTCAGTAATCAATGAGCGAATCTTCTTCGCTTCAGTCTTAAATGCCTTGATTGCTGGCATTACTTGACCTAATACTCTGAAGTTGCAAGTGCCGTCTAAATCGAGCCTATCGACTCTTAGACCGTATCTGCTGTTCATTCTAGCCAAGAATCTGAGGATTCTTGGTGCTTCTTGTGCTGCTTGTCCACAAAACTCGGCATTTATGCTACCGTGCCCTGTTTCAATATCTACATTTACATTTAATGACATATTTACACCTCTTGGTACTATTATGAGATATTAGTGCTTATATCGGGGCTTCAAAGTTAAGCCCATATGGTTGTAACTTTGTTCATGCGAAGCACTTGACCCTATATAGGCAATTGGACTCGATATTAGTACCTCAAGGGGATTGAGGATAATAACGGAGAATAGGTGATTACTATGATTATGGACGAAGATAAGTGGACTGAAAGGTCACAAGAAATAAGAGCATGGCTTGAGCATAACGACGCTGGCGCAATGAACGCACTAATTGAGCAGACATTGAATGCTGGTGATGCGGCAAGTAGTGATGATGAGAGAAACCGTTTTTGGGAAGCAGTGAGAGCAATTTGCAAAACACTGCCAAACAGCCCAATCAAGAAAGGTCGTGGCTCAACATTAGAACCTGCAATCCAAGCCTGTGTGGATGGTGTAGTGAATCGCATTCAAAATGCCTTTGCAACCATTTCTGACTCAGAATTGATACTCGAAGTAATGCTACCACACGGTAAGACCGGTGGCGCATACGCTGACATTAACGCATTCTCTAAGGATATGGCAATGAAGGCACAAAGAGTCCTAAAGGCGGCATTGAAAGATGGTCGTTGGAACGGACAAATGACTGAAGATAACTTGACCGGTTTAACTCCACCTGTCAAGGAATCTGACAGTGAATCTACGGAGGAAACTGTCTGATGTTATCCGCAATCCCCTTGTAGGCCCATTACATTCATTTCGGCGGGCAACTCATACCAATTAAAATTAGAATACCTGAATTGTGTCAATGTGTAAGCCGGTAAATCGCATGAGAATTAAGCAGAAGATGAAACCTCGCTTAATTCTCATGCGGTGGCCCTTTTTTTTATTCAGGGTTGTGACAAATGCTACGCATTATCCAAAGTGTGTCACAACCATATGGTTTGCTTTGCGACAAAACCCGATAGTCATTAAAAAAAAGAAAAAGGGGGAAAACGCCATTTTTCTAGCGTTTCCCCCCGATTTCTACTCATTCACGGTCAAACTCGTACATATCAGTCATTTTCCGTGGCTGGATAGGGTGAAATTCACCAATATACTTGATACCTTCACTTGTACCGTCCCAAATACCGTTCTTCAGAGAATGAACCAATTTCTTCTCTAATTTGTCACAATACCTGTTTAACCATCTATCGAACAATATCGCCTCGTCCCAATCTTGTGTATCAAAGTCGTTTATTTTTCTACGGTTTATGATAAACGGATTAAAGCCTAAACTGTGTAAATTGATATTTGCCCATGACTCCATTGATTCTCTGAATTGATGAATCATACCATCAATAGTGGCTTTAACATCTGATGGAATAATGGTTCTTCTTCTAGTTACCAAATAATCGTATGGTGTTGCTTTCATTAGGCTTTTTAGAGCAAGCCAATTACATTGGACTTCATAATCCACTCTTCTCGGCCATTCAACCATACTATTCAATGAATGTTGAAGCATTGTCATTAAGGTCAGAACTAATTCTACCCTCCATGCTTGTATTTCATCGAATAGTCCTGTTTTGTGAGCATGGGCTAATGCGTCTATCTTTTTCATCAGTGCTTGCGGCGTTATATTCTTCATAATACTCCCTTAGTAATATGGAAAAAATCGTCTTATTAGGGTAGTTCAAAGTACACTACCATATGGTAATAAAATATTTATGAAATAAATACGCTTTGGTTTTTACTACCATAAAAAATAAGACTACAAAGCGGCACAAACTAAAATCAGAATTGTAATTGGTATTTTTATTTTAGTTTGTACCGCTTTGGGTGAATATAAGGCTACGGGGGAAATCCGCATCATTCTTCTTCTTCAGCCTCCATGCCGAAGTTTTGTGTAGTTAAACCGGTACGAGTACCGTCCCACACATTATCTTTCAAACGCCTCTTGAGCGAGTTCACAATAGTAGAAGCCATGTATGCTGAATACTCATCAGCATCACTGAATAGGCCTCCGCCGGATTTACCGTGCTTAGTTAGTAACATCGAAATGTTACCAGAAGCAAAAAAATCAGATGCGGCTTGTGAAACTTCATCTGATATTGAGTCTAGTACGGCTTGAATCTCAGGTGGAAGTTGGGAACCTCTACCTTTCTTAATTGGTGAATTAGGCAAGGTCTTACAAATAGCCCTTACTGCTTCCCAAAATCTATCTCTTTCTTCATCACTTGAAGCAACTTTACCCGCTTCAAGAGTTTGAATAATCAAGTCATTCATAGCACCTGCATCATTTTCCTTTAACCATGATTCAATCATAGTTACCTTTTCTGTCCATTTTGTCATATCCATAGTAATCAACTCCTTTGAATAATGCTTCATTCCCCCGAAGCACTCATATGCTCTCTGTTAGGGTATAAGGTAGGACATTTCATTCGCCAAAGTGCGCCTACCATATGGTTGTGTAGTAATTCATCTATATAGATGGGCTTGTATTAAAATACGATGTAAGATTACAATATTAAAAGATAACACTTTAATTGAGTTGAAGGGATTATTTAGATGATTTTTGCTTGTGTTCGATTAAATCTATATATTCTAAATTGATTCTATATAGACCCATATAGTAGATTATACAACCATATGGCTTTGTCCAAATTTTTATTTTAGTGTATTAACATTAAAATGCCTGCTTTTATGTATAAATCATCGAATATTAGCATTTGAATATTAAAGATTTCGCCATTAGGCCGCCATTATTATGTACTATGGCATACTCGGTTAATACGGGATAAGGATAATGACGGCTGAAACTGTTGATGATATACTAAGTGGTATCATCAGCATTATTGCAGAACTAAGTAAGGATATTAAATCAAATACAAGCAAAAAGAATATACAAACAAGCCAAGATAATAAGGTTAAATTAAAAGAAATAGCCAAAAAACTTAAATCAATTAAAACTAAATTAATAGACTTATATCAACCAAAGAAAACAATTCAAACTACATTAGATATTAATGAATAATTAAATGTTATATTTTTATCGTGGGAATAATAAAGTTAATAAAAAAATGCTGACGCTAGTACCAAAAAAATTCCGCCACAATTTTTCAAAAACAAATTCTATTTTAAGCAATTAACAGGAAAAGGGTTATTATGACATGGAAAGATGTGTTAAAGTTTGATAGAGCCAAAATGAGGCAAAGGGCAGAAAGAGAAGAAAAGGAAATTGATGATTTATCACCACACCAATATTCTGGTGCTAAAAAAGACCAAATGAGCCTACTTGCTAGTATAAAGCGTACAGAAGAAGAACAAGACCATTTAGATAGTCGAAAAGACAAAAGAAGAAAAATGGGTCTTAAAGGTAATGAGTCCTTTCCTAGAAAAAGAAGGAAACATAGGGGAGGAAGAGGTCGATTAGGAGATACAAAACTACTTCCTATACCTAAAGGAAAAAGAGGTAATTAATATGACTTGGAAAGATATATTAAAACAAAAAATCCCAACGCAACAACCACAAGGATTTCCAATAGAAGGGAAAATTCATGTATATGACCCAAATATAGGAGATAGTGATAGTTATTGGCTAACATTTTACAGTAACGATTGGGATGATGGTCTTGAAATACGAAAAAGAGAAAATTCTCAGTTTCAAAAAGAGGTTGTGGAAAAACATCCTAATTCCCCTCTTGTAGCATTTTTTAATAAATTTGCTAAGTTTAGAAGAAGAGTGTCTAAACCAGATGATAAATATGACTTTGATATTACTGATATTCAAATGATTAAAGAACCAAAACCACAAGAAATAAAATCAGTAGCAAAAAGTATGGGTCTAAAACTTCATATTAACCCTACTAATATAGATGAGGATGAGTATTGAAGAACTAATGTATTACGGTGATTAATATGACTCGATGCAAATTACTTGACACTTGGTTTGATGCTAAGTCTAAGGAATTAGATAAGGCAGAAAAAGAGAAGAATAAAGATTTGATAACAGGTGAGAAGAAATGAGTTGGGAAGATATAATGAAAAAAGACTATGTAAATGTAGATGAAGAATTAGAAGATTTAGAAAATCAAGTAGAAGAGTATGAGCGATTAGCACTCGCTCTCGGTCAAATAGCACAAGTCGCAATAAAAGGTCATATCTATGCTAAAATGCCTGAAGATAAAAGAGAAGTATTCGATAAAGCAGTAAAGGGAATGAAAGAGATGAAAGAACAAGCCGAAAAAGCCAAAAAAGCATATAATGACGCAATAAAAAATATGGCTGAACTATTGGGTACAGAAAATACTGCTAAAGATGTAAAAGACTTTATTTCGGAAAATATGTGAGATGATATTATGGTTTGGGAAGATGTAATTAGAAAGAGTTTTTTATCAGTAGATAGAGATGGTATGATTACTTTATCGCAACAATATAAAGGGGCGAATAAAACAAAATATTCAAGAGAAATGATTAATCACGCACTTAGGCAATTAGGACTTACTTACGAACAGGCAAATATGAATACTGAAAGTGCAGGGTTATTAGAAATATATCTTAATCGTGGAAATAGTTACTATGCCTATAATCGTAAACAACGAATGAATATTATGCGACAAGCCGGTGCGCCATTTTTACAGGATGATTAATATGACATGGTTCGATGTAGTTAAGATTCTAACTCCAAGACAGTTCCTTGAGTCTTTAGAGATAGATGGTATCATTAAAGGTAAAGCCGGTAAATATGGTACTAACATGGAATTAGTTAGTGATGATATTATTGTCAAGATTAGACAGGACAAGTATGGGATGAACAGTGTTAATGTTAATGAAAAGAGGTTTGCATCCCATGACCTAAATAAGATATTAGTAGCGGTAAAGAAGGAATTGAAAGAAGATTCTTATACCGATGCTTTACTAAGAGAAGATGGGATAGTGGATTCCGGCAAGGCCGGCATCATTAATATGAGATATTCACCAAAAAAGGAGGATGAAGAAGATGGCGAAGAAAAAGACTGAGAAGAGTCCCTCGGGGGATGGCTATGGTAATACCATAGAATCAGAACCCTTGACATTTAGAAAAGCATACTTAGAGTGGGAAAATAAGTGTAAGGGTATCAGTGCTAAAGAGATACAATCAGAGGGTAGAAAGGGAGTAAGAAGTGTTCCGCCTAATTTGTTTGAGCAGATTCAAGAGCATGTAACGGCGGCATTTAGACGACCCGAATCAAGCAATGACGGTACTAAAGGTGCCTATGTTTTGATAGAGGATATAATTAAAGCACTCAAAGATGATAAGTTGTTTTTGGAAAATGAAAGAGATAATCTTGAAAAGTTCCAGAAAGATATGGGAGTATTCCTCAAGGCTAACAGTAAATTAAATCCAAGTAATATTGAGTTTAATAGACCAAAATCATACGATGTAGTGAACGGCAAAGTAGTCAATGAAAGTGAAGATACAGTGTCTATTTATGGACATTATGTTGATGATTATTTTGTGGCTAAATATCCGAAGAAGAAGTATGAGGTAAATACAGAGTGGTTTAACAGAAATAAAAATACATCTAATCCGCCATACAAACAAGCATTGTTTGGTGATGGCGATTTACTTGGAAAAGGTGAAGGCCTTTTAGATGTAATAGAATTAGCATTAAAAGAGTTAGATGAGAAGGCTATCGAACTTTATACTATTGGAATTAAAAGAGCATCTGCTTTAGCAAGACTACCTTCGGTTCAATCATGGGTTAGACGCAATATCACAAAGAAGCAATTCTATCCTTCTAATAGTGGTAAAATTAATTTGGGCCAAATAAGTCAAGCATTGCTAACCGTAGAGTTTCCTATCAAAAACGACATAGAGCAAAGAATAGTAACTATGGCCGCTACGAATAAAGACATTGAGTTTGCTCAGAAAATAGAGAGATTCAAAATCGGGAGAATAAGTAATCAAGTTATGGCTACTCTCATTAGAGAAGTAATCGCAAGAGGTAAGAAAGAATATATTGAAGTCAAGAACGGCTACTACTTACAGTTAAGGGGATTATCCGACCCTCCTTCTGAAACATGGAAAGAAATCAAAAAGAGTTGGATGCAACATTTATGGGCGTGATTAAATGACTTGGGAAGATATAATTAAAGTTGGATATATTCCATCAGATGCAAAAGAAAGAAGCGCACCGACAATAAATTGGATGGATGCTTTTCATAAGTATGGATTCGATGATGGAGAAGAAAATAATGGACAAACAGAAGAGATTGCTGACTTTTTATCTAAAAACGGTTATAAAACACAATTGATTGAAGCCGGAGGACATAATACCTATATTAAATGGGTAGTGAAAGAACCGGAAAAGTATCAACATAGATTATATGAATATCCTACCGATAGTCGTAGGCATAGAGATGCCCCATCAAGAGATAGTTTTGATAAAGAGTTATTGAAACTATTAGATGGTAAATATGGTAAATCAATGAAGTCCAAAGGTGTCAAAGGGTGATTAAATGATAACCCGTAAAAGATGCGCTCTTTGTCAGCATGAAGATAGAGAAGAAATGGAAGCCGCATTAGAAGGCGGTTTTATTTCATGTGATGATTTAGATAAAAGAGAAGGTTGGAGAAGCGGTACTGCCGCACAACACATGAGAAATCATATGGGAGATTACACAAATAGCAGTAATCCCAAATGTAAATTATGCACAGACCCAATGAGGAAGCATTACGAAGAAGCACTTTCAAACGGAAATATAACTGCTGATGGTGTTTCACAGGCTCTCGGTGTCACTAAAGAGCAGGTGCAAAGACACATGAAGCACCACTTAGCACCGTTGGTTCAGCAATCTGCCGCCAGCATTATAGCGAAAAAGGAAGTAAATGAAATTGAATTGCTAAGTGCTAACATACAAAGGCTTGATACGAAGTTAGATGAGTTATTCAGAAATACAGAATTAGAGCCAAGAGAGATAGATAGCCTAACTAAACTTGCAAAAGAAGTTAGAGAGAGTTTGAAGTATCTTATGGAGTTTAAGGGTAAATTGGTTCACAAGCGACAAGATACAATTATTGTCGCACAAATGCAAATTGTTCAAGAAGTGCTTGCACAGAACAATCCTGAGATTTGGCTTGATATTAAGAAAAGAATGCAGGAGAAATTACAATGAGTTGGCAAAAAATATTGAAAGAAACAAGAGTAAGTGGAGGCGGTAGTTTAGACCTACGAGATGGTAAAGAACTTATTACTGAAAACTTAGATATTACTATTGAATTAAAAGAAGTTTCTGGTGATTTTACAAGAAAGCCTCGCTCTTATGGTGGGGATATAGTATCAGATAGATACAAACCTAATGTCGGATTCACAGAATTTGGTTCATATGAATATGCTTTTTTACCTAAACTAAAAGGATATGCTGAATTATATGATGGAGATATATTGATACAGAAATTCAAGGCGGAGGAAATCGAGGTTTTCTTTGAAGGGGGTTCTTTCAAAAATATTAAAACATTCCCTGTTCCAATCACCTTTACTGCTGAATTAGATTATGATGATACACCTATTATTTACATCACTATGCAGGTTGCTTAATTACAGGAGAAATTACAATGAGTTGGTTTAGCATACTAAAAATATCCACAGAAGAGGCTATTAGTGATGCTAAACGCTTTGCCCCTGAGATGATAGAAGAAGGGAAGAAATTAAACCAAGAAGAAAAAGAAAGAAATGAAAAACTTCAATGGGAAAAGTTTCAACCCAACCTTAAAAAAATAATTAATATATTCCAAGAATGGTTAAATAAAACTCCTAAAGATGCCTATTCAAAAGCGGGATATAGACAAATTAATTATGGACATAAATGGCAAGAAACTTTGGAAGATATAGAATATCTTATTAAGTTTATGCCATACTCTAATTTTGAAGCGTTTGATAGAATGTATCAAGATGCTATTTGGCATTTCAAAAATTGGCCCTACAAACAAAACTTGCATATTGGCAACGATAAGGTTAAGGAAATTGAAAGATTAAGACAAGAGGGATTACAATAGGTGATTCTATGGTAAGACAGTGGCCGGATAATTATTTGGGTTTATTTATCATATTATCTAATGATGAAGCCACTGAACAAATGCTTGAAATCAAAAGACCTGATTCTGGACAAAGTACAGAAATGGACTTTATTAATAAGTTTGTAAATGAAATGAATGAGTTTGTCCGTGTTGATGATATTTCTGATGATTTTGACACTGAAGAATATATGAAGGAAAAAGGTGCCGGAACATTACTAAGTAGACTTAGTGGATTAAGAGAAAAAATCACATTTTTAGACACAATAGAAGGTAATATCGTAAAACTTGTTCAAGAAGTTAAAGGAAGAAGAGGTCGAAGCAAGTTAGATGTGCTAATTTCCGATATTTTACAAGAAAAAGACGATGTTAAGGCCAATCTTGTTAAATTACAGAAAATTATTCCTAATCTAAACAAACAACAAATGAAAGATTTTCGAAGAAATAACTTAAATAAGCGAAATACACAAAAATTAATCGAAATCTACTCAAAAAACCAAGATAAACTAACTGAAGATGACTTCAATGACGAAGAAAAAGTCAATATAGACCAATCTTTACTAAAAGTTAGTGCATTAGCAAGTAAATTCGATAATAATGAGTTAAAATCCATTAAACAAGGTGCAAAAAAGATGGGTTTTAAGGTAAAATTAGAGAAAAATAGAATAATTATGCTAAAAATACTTGCATCAAGAGTTGCTAAGAGCAAAGAAGCGAGAGAAGCGATTTTAAGGGCATCAGTTGGTGATTTATTTTCAAAGGAAAGGGGTGGAAAAGCCGCAGATATTAAAATAATCATAGACCATTCAGATATTAGGAATCTTTTGATAGAAAAAGACAAGGTTCTTAGAGATATTGCTTCAACAGAGTCCATTTTAGAAGAACAGGGAAGCACATTAGTAGCGGAAGAAACTATTGATGAAGATAGGCTTGAAGATTATATCAAATTGATTAAGCGTGGACTTTTGAAGCCCACTGCTACAAAGGCATTGACTGATTTTGAGTTAAATGGAACTTCATTATATGAAAAAGTCTTTGATGGCAATTCTGCAAAAAAGAACCATAATATGTCACCATACTTGGCTAAAGTATTAACAGGTTCAAGTGACAATCCTTTTGATGAGGCTATGGATAATAATGCTAAAGAAAGCGTACTGCCCGAAAGAACATTTAGAGAATATGTATCACAAAGAGATGGTTGGAGAGAATCATACAAGGGTCAAAGAACACCCGACCAATTAGGAAAAGATACTGCGGCAGGTAAAAACTACTTTGATGAATATAATAAATTAATCGAAGGCGGTACTGCGGGAGTGATTAGCAAACATCTTGCTGACTTTTTGGTAACAAGAAATGTCATAACAGAAGAAGAAAGAGATGGCTTCGATATAGTAAATAAGGACTCTAAACCAAGTCACCAATTGTTAGTAATGAAAAATATTGGAAAAGCAAAAGTAAGTAAAATCTTCAAGGATAGTGAAGGTAGGTCATTCCAAAGAAGATACGCAAAATGGTTAGAAAGTAATAATCTAACTGATAATCGTCAAGGCAAATTAGACAGGTTTAGAAAAGATGTAAATGTTGAAGGAATTGATTTCAGCAAGGAGTCAAAAGCGGTGGCGGCTATTTATTCTATTCTAATGAAGGAACCTTTGTTAGCCTTCTTTGGTTCAAGAACCGAACTTAAAAATATGTTTAGAGCATTTAACATAAACAATGGACTGAAGGTATATTATCACATTATTAGTCTTATGACTAATGTAGATTTGAAGTCCGAAGTACAAAAGATAGACTCAATGGTAGATAGAAAGGAGGGGGAGAAACCTTCATTAGATAATAATTCCTCCCTTCTTGCATCGGTTAAGGCTCTTGCTGACAAACTCAACACGGGCCTAGCCGAATTTAAGAAGTCTTTTACAGAAGCGTTAAAGCAAAGATTGAAGGATATAGAGGAAGAACCTAAAAATTATCTTGTTATACATAAGAATGATGATATTAAAAAACTATTAGTTGCTTCTAATTTAATGAATGAAAAGGTGGTTGAAGAATGATTTTAGACAATCATACAAAAGATTCTAAGAAAGTGTTAGAAGCACTTGAAAATAAATTCAAAGAATATAATGTTGGTAATAACCAAGCCAAAAGAAAACAGGCTATTGAAAATATGGAGGACTTTATTTTTGACCTTGTTGAAGATAATACTAAAGATTTAGATGATAGCATCGTTGATGATATTGTAGAAGAATTAGAAGAATATCTTATGGGTTTGAAACCTACGGAAAAGGTTTCCGGCGTTGGAGAACAAGCCGCCGAGTTTTTACAAAGGCTACCACTAAGCAACATATTGTATGAAGGAACGCCCATTGCTGGACAAAAGAATATCCTTTTAACAAAAGGATTTAATGCAAATGCTATTTCTGTTAAAGAAGGAAGAACTGTAAAGATAGACAGGTTAGAAACCAACATCAAAGAAACAAAAAAGGATATGAAGTCCCTTGAAGAAACAATGGGTGCCAAACCTATTCAAACTCATGTATTCACTAATCTAAGGAATATGACAAAAAGAATCCGTACAGTGATGAAAGAAGGCACAAGAGAATATAAGGTGTCTAAGTTTGAATTACACTTAGATAAGATATTTGGAACTGAAACAGGGAAATTCAAAGACTTAAAAGAAAGAGAGGCTACTTATCAATATTGGTCTGAAATTAAAGATGAAGAAGATAAGATGATTAAAAGTCTAAAAGAACTCTTAACTACACTAAAAGAAGTAAAAACTAAGGGAGAAAAAGAACATAAAGCCATTAGTGAGTTTGTTAATTTTGTTGAAAAGAATATTGACAAACTAACTTATATTGAGATGTTTGAGCCGGTGTCTGATTCTTTAGAAGATATAGAAGTGAGAGCAGTAAAAATACTGAAAGACTTTGCTGAAGTCTACGGTATTAATATGAGTATGACAGGTCAAGAAGAAGGACTACAAACTCAATATGAAGATGATGAACCTTCTGATGATGAAGATGAGGAAAAGCCCACAAGTGCGGGTGAAGGAGATACAATTAATCCTCAAGCCAAAGAGTCAATAGCGGAACTTGAACAAAACCTATCAGATGAACAGGAGTTTGACCCTCTTGGACTATTGGTTTTGAAAGAAGATTTAGGTGCCTTTGCCGCAATATATGGTGAAGTAGAGGAATTGAAATCTTTTGTTAGGGATAAAAAAGAACGATTTATTTTAGACCAAGACGATGAAGAAGCCGTCTTTGAAACCTTTGTTGATAAGATTGAAGCAGTTGAACAGTATGTAGATGAATCAGTGTTCAGAGAAAAAACATTCCCACTACCTATCTTTGCCGCAAATCTTCCGGCTCTTAGAATACACTACAAAAAAGTAGGTTCGGAAATAAATGTAAGAACACAAAACATAGACAGGTTCTTGGAATTATTTGTAAATCTAATAGAAAATGACAAGACTCTATTCCCGCAAGATGTAGGATTACAAATGGCTGGCGCAGGTTCGGGGCCATTAAGCGAACAGTTGAAACTACCTGCGGGTAAAAGCGGAAAGAAGCCAAGTCCTAAAAGACAGTTTAGATACCTAAATACTGTTATTGGTGCAAAGGGTAGTCTAAGAGAGAACTTCTCACTCAGTACAAAACTTGATAATAAGATAGCGGAACAAATTGATGTTCTTATCAAGCCGATGGTTGAGATTTACTTAGGGCCACAATTTACTATTCATTCAGCAGGTATGGATTTACCATTTACAGACAATGCCGCTATGAGAATTATTTCATCATACAAGGACTTGGATGCTAAGTATATTAATTACCAAGCACTAAATAAAAAGTTCGCTAAATATGGAGAATCGTTAATTACTGATAGAGAAGCAAAAAGACTGTTGGAGTTCACTAATCTTTTGGCGAAGGGAGATACTATACAGAATCTAAATACATTAGAGGAAAAAGGTGCAAACTTTGTCAAGGGAGTATATAGAATATTCAAAGATATAGATGAAGAAACTAAAAGCAAGACGGCTAATAATGCACTTAAAGACAGAATCCATAGAGAAGTCGCTTCGCTAATAGGTTCAATAAAAATACTTTCTGATGATAAAGAGGATAGGCCGTTCCTTGTCGGGGCTAACTACAAGAAAACGATTAAGCCACTTGAAGAATACTCAAACTTAGGTGTAGATAGAGTTGGTGAAATTACTGCTATTAGGTCTTTATCACAATTGATAGGAAGCAGTAAAGGAGAGGCTATCATAGATAGTGACATTGGAGAAAAGTTAGTGGCCGACTTTAGAACCTTAGCAAAGAGCGAAATTAATGATAAACTATTGGCGGTACATGATAGTATTAGGCTACTAAAGAAGCAACCTATTTACCATTCATTCAAGAGGCTGGATGATGTAGACCACTTGGATTCTATGATTTCTAAGATGGAAAAGGACTACAACTTGGATATTTCAGCCAGCGAAATAACCGGTATTGTCAATACAATCAATTCATTTGATAGTATCAGCAAAGCATACGGAATTAGTTCAGAGCATGTGTATGTGATTAAGGCTAACTTTAGGTGAGAAATATGGCAGAAAAAATTCCCCCCGAAGAACTTTCTTTTGAAGAGATGTCTGAAAAAAAGGCCATTAAAGCCTTTCAAGATGACGGCTATTTTAATTATGTAAAAAGACAAATGAGATATGGTAAATTCTTACCTAGAGATTCTATATGGGCTACTGCCCCCGCTACCATGTTTGTTGCTTTTTATGAGAATAAACCTGTAGGGGTTATTGGTTTTGCTGAACACAAAGGCGCACTTTTAATGGCAGGAACTCATGTTAGAGATGAATATAGGGGAAGAGGCTTATCTAGTATTTTATTAGAAAAGTTATTAGAAGAAAAAGGAACTAAAACATTGTATGCTAATCCAGTTTCGGAAAGATTTGCTAACACATTAAAAAAATATGGATTCAAAGATATGGTAATAGAGAGTCTACCTAAAGATATACAAGAAGAACTTGAAGGAGTCAATTATCCCGAACAACTACAAAAATGGGTCAAACACGAAATGACTTGGTTTATGTTGTTAAAGAAACGGTGATAATATGGAAATAGAAACCTTCAATTTTGAACATCAGATGGATATGGAGTTATCCCGTAACTCCTTTCCATACTTCTTTCAGAATGTATTAGGTTTCGATTTTCCGTCTTATATTCAAGAGTGGCATGAGTTGATGAATGAAACTCAAAGAACAGTAATCATTTGTAGTCGTGACCACGGTAAATCCGTATTTATGCACAGTTGGGTAGTGTGGAAGTTAATTTTTGAAAAGCCTCCATATCAAATGCTATACATATCTTCTAACCAAAAGCAGACATTGGTTCACATGAGAGATATTGATAAGATGTTCACCCATCCTATGCTTAAAAGGTTCAAACCTGCAAGGGGTTGGGCTATTGGTAACATTACATTAACTAACGGTAATCAAATCTTAGAGCGTTCAGTTGGTTCACAGATTCGTGGATTACACCCTCAAGAAATAGTAATTGATGACCCTTTGAAAGAGTTTAGTATGACAGGGATTCAAAAGGTTACAGATTGGTTTTATGGAGATATGATTCCTACTTTACATCACACTGCATCACTTAGGGTTATTGGTACTCCATTCAGTTATACAGATATTTACCAACAGTTATCGGAAAATGACGCATATACTGTTAGAACATATCCATGCCTTAATTCTTTGAATGAACCCTTATGGCCGGACAGATGGAATTATGAAGCACTAATGGCGAGAAAGGCTGAAGTTGGTTCACTAATGTTCACAAGGGAATATATGTGTGTTCCGATATCGACGGGTACTTCTCTATTCAATCCTGAATACTTAGACAAGGCTAAGAATAAAGATTATGTTTTGAAACCACAAAGGCGTGAGGGCTTCAAGTATTATGTTGGAGTAGACCCTGCTATTTCTACTGATGGAGATTATAATGTAATTACTGTATTAGAAGTAGACGAACATGACAATAAGACAGTAGTATTTGTAGACCGTTGTAAGAATGTTGAGTTTAGAGAGAATATAGAAAAGGTTCGGCTAATAGGAAAAATGTTCCATCCCGAAGTAGTCCTCTTTGAAACAAACACCTTTGCTAAATCATTTACACAGGAGTTAAGGAATGTGTCTGATTTGAATGTGCATGATTTTAATACAACGAGAAAGAAGAAGGAAGAGATTATTCTTAGTTTGCAAATGAACTTTGAAAACGAAAAGATTCGTTTGCCTTATGGTAATGAAGAAAGCCGAAGAGTTACAGGTACACTGATAGAAGAATTGTCAATGTTTGCTATTACTGAAAGAGGCAAGTTTGAGGGTATTGGCGCACATGACGATATGGTGATGAGCCTTGCATTAGCAAATGCGGCAACACATACTATGAGTGAAACATTCATACTCTTAGACGATATGGGAATATTTGAGCCGGTGCAAACTAACAAGTATGCAAGGCAGAACGGTTTTATTGGTATGAACTTCTGAGGTGATTAAATGACTACTCCTACTCCTGAAGAATATGAAGATGCCGAAGAAGCAATGGGTCAATTAGCAGAGTTAGGAAGGAAACAAAAAGAAGAACAGACTAAGGCTGAACAGGCTTTAGGTACTAGATTAAAAAGTATTAATGATTATGTCATGTCCGACTATGAAGCCATTACTACTCTATCTAAGAATCTAAACATTAATGCTACTGATGCGAGAAAGCGTCTTGATACATTCCCTTCAGAATACATAGTTGATGGACAGACTATTCCCGACTTGGTAAAAAAAATGCGTAAAGCAAGAAGAAGTCTAAAGGGAGAATCAAGAACAAGAATGTCTAAATCAATTGATACTGTTATTGAAGGATATGGTGAACACATTCACAAGTGTATTAATTCTATTTATTGGATTAGCCCATACAAAGTTCCATTACTTAAAATGAGATTTACAGAAAAGGATTTATCAAAACTCAATAAGATTACAGATGTTAAGAAAAGAAGAGTTGTTGTTGATTCTCTTTGTAAATTATGGGAAATTGATTTGAAGAAAGAAAATATGGCATATAGTAAAGAATATGCTAAATTAGAAAAAGATTCAAGAATTGCTAAGAAAGAGTTTAGGCAAGAAATAAAAAGTATTACCGACCAATCTCTAATTAAATCAAAGAAAGAAAAGTCATTAGACTTTATTATGAAGGCAGTATGCGAAAATCCGGGAATTGGATTAGGTCAGATACATGATTCAATGCCAACTAATTTACACAAAATAAACTCAACCAGCACTATTTCTAAAATGATTAATAAGTTGGAAATAGGAAGTTCTAATGGCGGTTATTATAAATTACCCAACGAATTAAAGAAAAATGTTTGGGCTTATACTGCGGCATTTATTGATTCAGATGGTTACATTACTATGGATAGAAACCATAATCCAAGAGTAGGTTTAGTAGCAACAGGAGAAAGAGGGAAGGTATTCATGAATGAAATGCACAAGTCTATTGGGTTTGGTAAGTTACATTTAGACCAAAAATCTCCACAAGATACAAGGCCGGTAAATCGTCTTAATTTCTATTCACAAGATGATGTGCATAATCTATTGACAAAATGTTTGCCTCATTTTAGAATGAAAAAAGGTAATGCTGAATTGTTGTTAGAATTAATCCGTATGAAGAAGTCATACAAGAAGGCTGATTGGTACAAAGGTAGATGTGAAGAGATATTCAAATTAATGAAGTGGGAAAATCACAAAGACCATGTTGGGTTTGATTTCCTAAAAGAAGGTATATATGTTGATGATATTGCTAAGTTACAAGGTAACTGTAAGATGTCCGTTATGGATGAATTAGAAGGTATTGGGGGCATGATAGTATGACATGGGAAGATATTATTCACAAGAAAGGAAAAGCCCGAAGAAAAAAGGGTTCTAAGCGTTATAAGAAAAAGAAAGCAAAGCGAAAAGATGCTTGTTATTCAAAGGTTAGAAGCAGATATGATGTTTGGCCTTCGGCTTATGCTTCGGGTGCTTTAGTTAGATGTCGTAAAGTTGGTGCCGCTAATTGGGGCAATAAATCTAAGAAGTGATTAATATGACATGGCAAGAAGTATTGAAACGCAAATTAACTGCGAAGCCTTCTTCTGAAACAAGCCTTAGAGATTGGTTTGGCCGTAAAGGTGCTAAAGGAAGTAAAGGCGGTTGGGTTGATTGTAATACTTGCCGTAAAGATAAAAAAACAGGTAGAAAAAAATGTAGTGCCTGTGGTCGTGGTAGTAGGGAAAAGCGTTCTAAATATCCTTCTTGTAGACCTACACCTTCTGCTTGCGGGCAAAAAGGTAAAGGTAAATCGTGGGGGAAAAAGAGTTAATGTGGCAAAATATTCTAAAAAAAGACCCGAAGAAAGGTACGGGTAAAAAGCCAAAAGGTTCTGATAGAAGATTATACACTGATGAAAACCCAAAAGACACTGTTTCCGTTAAGTTTAAGACCGCAGGTGATGTGAGAGAAACATTCAGTAGTTCAGCATTCAAATCTAAGCCACATAAAAGACAATCACAAATAATCAATTTAGTTGAGCAAAGAGCAAGAGTAGCGGCTAAAAGAGCAAAAAATCCAGAAACAAAAAAGAGATTAAACGCTGCACACAAAGTTGCTTTAGCAAGAAAAGAATCAAGTAAAAGAAAAACAAAGAGGATGAAAGCATGAGTTGGAAAGATATTCTAAAGACAGAAAAAGCCCATTGCAGTTCAGAAAAAACAGATGAAGAACCTATCATTGAAAAAATACCGGACTTATCCGGTGATGGTAAAGTAACTCAAAAAGATGTTTTAATCGGTAGAGGCGTATATGACAAGAAAGGAAATAAAGTCAAGAAGGCTAAAGCCGGAGGAATCAGAGGACTTATTCTAAGAGAAATACAGAAAGAAGGCGGTGCTTTGGGTTATAGTCACCTAAATAAAAAATTCAAACAACTTAACCCTTCTCAAATAAAAGGCGAAGTAATGGCTTTAGTCGAGGATGGAAAAGCATACATTCACGGAGATGGAGATATTATTTCTATTAAAAAACCAAGTAAGGGGAGAGGATTTACTGCATGAGTTGGGAAATAATTTTGAAACAATTGGTTTGTCCTAGAGCAACACAGGATTTGATGCTCAACACTAAAAATAGAGATGCCGCAGTAAAAAATCCAAATATTAGATATGGGCCACTTAATCTTGAAGATGAAAAGTATTGGGAAGAATATGCTAAAAGGTGGAATACTACTGCTGATGTAGCAAAGGAATCTAATTGCAGTAATTGTATTGCATTTGACATATCTCCAAGAATGGATGAATGTATGCCTTTAACTACTGATGAAGATGGGCGTTTGGGCTATTGTTGGATGCACCACTTCAAATGCCATTCAGCAAGGTCTTGTTACACTTGGGCTAAGGGTGGCCCAATTGATGATGATAAAACTTCTAAAGAAAATCAGATGAGGGGAGAAAAGTGACTTGGGAAGATATTCTGAAAAAGAAACCCAAGAGTGCAAAGTCAAGAGCCTTAGAAAGAGCCAAAAAGAAAGGACTTAAAGGCCTAAACAAGCCTCAGAGATTAAGTGATGATTCAGACAAATCTCATCATGTTATGGCTTTTGAAGGTAAAAAGGCCAAGTATATCAAGTTTGGACAAAAGGGAGTTAAAACAAATCAAACTGCTGGACAAAGAAAAGCATTCAAAAGTAGGCATAAGAAAAATATCAAGCGTGGTAAAATGTCTGCCGCTTATTGGGCTGATAAAGTAAAGTGGAGTCCAAGTAAAACCAAAGAAAAAAAGAACAAGAAATGGCGCAAAGGAAGTTGATATTGTGTCGTGGATTGATTTGCTAAAGGCTGATTTTGTTGTTAAAACAAATTACCCCGAAGCGGATTTTTGGCTACAAAAAAGAGGCTCTGAACAGAATGTTGGAAAACCCATGAGAAAATTTAGTGAGGTTCAAGGAAAATACAACATAGGAATTAAAGTGCCGGAAGGAATGAATAAAGAATATGTATATGCACAATTGGCGAGATTGTTTAGAAAAGGATATTGGCAAACACATTCTTATGGTACTCTTAATTTACAACATATCAGAACAGACGATGTTAAGAAGATACTACAATCTTTTGAAGATAAAGCAGATTACAAAGATGTTACATCAGATAAAATAGAAAAGATGTATGATAAATGGTTAAAAGACTCTAAATTAATTAGTCAATTGCTTATGTCAAGTAACTCTCTAATTAGAGAAGGTCGAGAAATTAAAAGGTTCTTAGAAAAAATGGAGGGGATGAGATGAATTATTGTGGAATATGCTATACTACACCCAACCCTCGACCCTTTGGTTTCTGTGAGAAATGTTGGGTAAAATACGGTTGCCCGAAGCCTATGAAAGCATTCATAAGAGAAGGCAATCGTAAGAAGCAGTAGGGGGTTCATATATGGCTGAAAAAAAGCGCAGATTTTCTTTTACTAATTTGTTTAGGCGTTCTACTCCTAAACCTGCTGATAGGCAGATATTCAACATGGGTATTCAAGAAAGACAGAATAACTACATGATGACAGCACCTATCATTTATTCTATGGTTCAACAATCAGTTATTGTTAGAACCTGTATTACTCAATTAAAACAAGAAGTATATCGAAGAGGATATACTTGGGAAAAGGCCTTTGAGTCTATTTGTAATAGTTGTGGAAAAAAACACCAAAGACCTGTTGCCGCATGTTCAAGATGTGGTTCAGAAAATTTGAAACTGCCCGATGTAAAGCAATTAGAATATGCTGAGAAGTTTTTGGAAGGGTATGTTAATCCATCAGAACAGTTATTCATTGATGTGCTAAAGGAATTAGAAGATGATTTGAATACTATGGATGATGCGTATATTGTTCTTGTTAAGGAATACTTTATTGATGGTAACGGACAAATAAGAATGCACCGTATCAAAGAAATATTCAGAGGCGACCCTGTAACTATGTTCATCTATGCAGATGAAGATGGTGTAAAAGGAACCAAAGGATTTACTTGTATTAATCATAGAGATGTTCTACATACAGAACCGCATCATACTTGTGAACACTGTGGAGGAAATACTTATCCCGTTCATTATGTCAATAGAGCAAATGGTGACGACCAATACTTCTTAGAGGGAGAAGTATTACATTTCAGTAAGTATAGTCCAAGTAGACTCTATGGTTTCTCTCCTGTTATCACACTATACAATCACATTATGACTCTTATTGCTATGGAGAATTATGTCAATTCAGCATATACTAAGAGTAGAATGCCAAGAGGATTGCTGGCAGTACAAACACGCAACATGGACTCAATGAGAGCATTTTGGCGTGGTGTAAAAGAGAAGATGGAATCAGACCCACACTTTATTCCTGTTATGGGTATTGAAGCAGAAGGCGGTAAAGGTGCCGTAGAGTGGATTAAGTTTATGGATAGTCTAAAGGAAATGGATTACATTTCCGTAAAGGATGATTTGAGAGATAGGATTTCAGCATTCTATGGTGTGAGTAAAGTATTCATGGCCGATAATACTACAAGTGGCGGTTTGAATAATGAAGGTATGCAAATCTTAGTTACTAATCGTGCAGTGCAAATGGCTCAGAATGTGTATAATAATTATGTATTCCCTTACTTAGTTAAACAATTTGGAATCACAGATTGGGTTCTTAAATTACCGCCATCCGAAGAAGAAGATGAAATCGCTGAGTTGAGAAAAAGAGAGATAGAAGTCAATATTGCGGCTTCAATCAAAAACTTAGGCTTTGAAGTAGAAATGGATGAAGATGGTAACTTTACCTTTGAAAAACCGGAACCGGTTGAAGAAGAACAGCCAGCAGAAGAAGGCCAAGTAGAGAATGACCCATTAGCAGGTTCTAATTTAGACCAAAGGGATTTAGATGAACAAGCAAGACAATTTGCTCAAGGTGGAGGAAAACCACAGGAAAACCCACCAGCCACAAGGAATAAAGCCCGAAACGAAGTAGGGCCGGATAAGCGTATGACAGGATTACCAGCAGAAGCAGGTAATCAAAATGTAGATTCAAGAACTGAAAGGAGAGTTGGTTGATATGACAGAAGATTTGAAACAAAAAGAAATGAGATTGAAAAAAGAACTAGCAAAGGTTAGAAGTCAAAATGCGGCTGATAACCGAAAAGCAACAGTTAGTAGAGATTACTCTATTGGTGGACTACCACCGGACACTACGCATAAATCAATTAATGCGTCTAATGATGTTCCCGATGTAGTTTTGCTACCTTCTAAGAAAAGAGGAAAGAGGGAAAACATTCCGTTCTGAAGGTGATATAATGTCATCTTGGAAGTCCATTATAGCAGGTCGTGAAAACGATGTCTATTTTCTACTAAAGGAATTAGTAGAAGATAGAGAAATAGCGAAGGCTATTGGTGATTTCAAAGGAGTATCTGGCCCGAATAAAAAACAAGAGGATGAGCGTAGTCTTAAAGAAAGACTCAAAGACTTTTCTAAAGGTAGGGTCGAGCAAAGAGAAAAAATAGAAAGAGCATTTGAATTATCAGAAAAGGCCATAAAGGAAAATGATAGTAAGGATGCTTCTGAATATATAAAAGAGTTATTTGTTTCAAAAGAGGGCTTTACTCAATTCGATAAAGAGATTTATGAAAGCATTAAAAATGTAATGGACACAAAGAAATATGAAACTAATATTGATGTAAGTGATAAAGATAAAGAAATACTTGCTAATTATGGGCGGCAAGCAGTACGGGATTTTATTGAAGGGCAGATAGAGTCCTCTTTAGGTTTAATTGAACCTAAAGAAGTTGATTATGAACAAAAAATAAAAGAAAGAGAAGTCGAGTATAAAAATGCGCGTGATAATGCTAAAGAAGAAGGTAAAAAATTAGATAAACAAATAAAGTTTATGGAGTCTGTATTAGGTGGTAAAAAGGTAAGATTGAGCGAAGTCGCTGAAGTATTAGAATTACCTATGAGAACAAGAAATGTTTCTTTAGAACAAAGAAGAAAACTACAAGACGATATTCAAAGAAGAGAAAATAGACTAAAATCTATTAAATTAGAAATAAAACGAAATAAAGAAGAACTTAAATCATTGGAAGAATCAATGAAGGCTAAAGGAAAAGAGGCTGGATATTATGCTCTGCCTAAAAATAAAAAGGAAGCAGAAAAAAAGAAAGCCATATTAACTAAAGAATCGAATAGATTAGATAAAGAATTAAAAGAAATTAAAGCAGATGAAATAGAAAAAGATAAAAAAGAATTAAATTCTTTGAAGTTAGAATCACAAAAAAGTATGAAATTAGAAACTATTCAAAATGAAAAAGGATTCAAAAATGAATTAAAATCTCTCAAGAGAAAAAAACAAGGATTATCTTCTAAAGAAGAAGTCGCTAAAGACAAACTCAATAGCCTTCTTAGAATGGCATCCGTTGAAACGGATAAAGAAGAGTTTAGGGATATATTTGAATCTCTTGAAGATTATGGTAAGTCAGCAGTAAAGGACACTATTAAAGAAGTACAAAACCTTTCCAAAGATGAACTAAATAGAAAAATAAGAGATTCAAAATTAAAAATAATTGCCTCAGATAAAAAGAGTGCATTGGAGTCCTTTGATGAAACTACTGAATTAGTAAAAGTAAGAATAGAAAATATATTTAGTCAAAAAGAAAAAGATAAATTAATAGCCACAGGTAAAGAAGAAAGACCACAGGCAAAAGAAAGTGTTGCTTTCTCTGAAATATTTGGTGAAATAGAAGGAAAAACTTCTTTGAAAACTATTAAAGAATTACTTAATGAAGAAGGATTTAAGCAGTATCTTAGTGTATTAGATAAGAAAATAGTAATAGAGGGAGAAAAGATAGGTGCCTACAAAAAAATGACCGCTAAACAAAAGAATAATTTTATTCTTGATAACATGCCTAAGTTTAAGGAATACTACACTAGGCTAATGAGGGTATTAGATGATTTAGAGGCAAAGACACCTACTGAAGATAAAAAGATTACAAAAATCAAAAAACTAATGGCTAAGTTACAAAGCAGATTCAAAATGACTAAAGAGGAAAGGGAAAAGCGTAAAAAGTCACCTCTTAGATATGGCGCACAAAAAACTGCTGACTTTGAAGGTAAAAGCAAAGCCGGTATAAAGCAGGTTGTTAAAGAGCAATTAGCCGCAGAAGAAAAAATGCTATATGGCTACTTCTTTGAAAGAGCAAGGGTTGATAGTGCAAAAAAGCAAGAAGCACTACTAACAAGTGATGTTGGTGCCCAAACAAGAAAGTTTTGGAATGACTTATCTTCAAACATGGATGCGTTTTCTAAAGCGTCGTCAAACTATCAAAATGAAGATGACTTTGTAAAAGCAATACAATCTTTCATTGGTAAAAATAATCTGCATGTAATAGATATTCTTAACTTAATGGGAACTAAGAGAAATAATAAAATTAGAAGTGATATACTTACTTCTATACAAAGCAACAAACTTTATCAGGATTTGACAAGGGCTAAGAAAGAAGCACCTACTCGATACAAAAAAGAAACTCTTGAGCAAAAAATTGCAAGACAGAAAAGAGAAGGGAAACAGGAGAAGAAGATACCTAAGAAGTATGAGCCGGATAAGAGGTATGAACCAAAAGACCCACGATTCCCAGAAAAAGAATCTATGTTAAAATCCGAAAAAGAGTCTGATGAGAAAGTGATAGATTCTATAAAGTGGGGCAAATTAAAATTAGAAGATGCAGTTAAATTAGCAAATGACATTAAGGCCGCTAAAGATTCTGATGATTTCGATACAAGTAACAAAAGACTACATACCTTCTTTACAAAAGAAAAGGGTAAAGAAGATAAGAATAGATTCTTCGCCTTCGTTGATGTAAATAGCAAGGCCGAAGTAGTTGTTAGAGGATTTTCCTACAAAAAAGGAGATAAAGGCTACAATGAAATAGAAAAGGCCGCAGACAGTATTCTCAAAAACTTAGAGAAAGAAGTTACCTTTGAAGGACAGGAAATGACAATACTTGAAGTAATTAATAGAATATCAAGAAACACTTTCAAATACAAAGCCGGTAGAGTAGATTCTGACACGAAGGATGCGGTAAGAGAACAGTTTGGAAAACTTGTTGAAGAAGCAATTAAGAATGTTAAGATGAAAAAATCCGAGCAATTCAGAATACCAAAGTTTTTCAAATCAAGAGTTAAAGAAGATACTAAAGTGTTTAGAAATGACTTAATGAAAATATTCCTACCGCTTAAAGGTAAATACGCATCAGACTACAATGCAATCACTAGAGAATATAAGTCTTTAGTTGAAATTGATAATAGAATCTTTTTGGGTGCCGAAAAATTGCAAGAAATAATATTTGATGTTTATGAAAAAATAAATAGTACGGCTAAAGTAGAACCTAAAGAAAAAGATATTGATACAAGAGCAGGGGAAATGACTTACGCAGGTTCTCTTTATGCAAAGAAAAATGCACAGTTAAAAAGATTACTTAATGCTTTGAAGAACTTTTGGGAAAATACTGACGCAAAATTAGATGCTAAATCAAAAACATTGTCGGATTATGAACGAAGGATGAACGAAAAGATAGAGTCATTATCACAAATGGAAGATATTGATAGTCCTAAAGGAAAGGCTATCGAAAAAGTTATTGGCATAATGAAAGATTTTGCTGATAGAATAAATGAAGAAAGAAAAGAATATACTGATTCCCGAAGCAAAGAAGAACAAATATTAATGGACAAAATAATTAAAGTCCGTGAAGATATAACTAAAGAAATAGCCGAAAATAAGCGTCTAATAGAGGCTATGGAAAGCGGTGAAGGAAAAAGAACTAAAAGAGGAATCAAAGTACCTGCAAAGGAGGAAGATGAATGACATGGGATTTTTATGATAATGGCGAAGAGTTTATTCTAAAAGCCAAAAAAGAAGAACCAAAAACTATTCTAAATAGTTTAGATAAAAAGCAGACAAAAAAACTCAAAAAGACATTACAGGCGGCTGAACCAACGGAGTTTTTCGGCCAAGACTTTACAAAGATGGGTGACTTGATTGATGTCCTCAAAGACTTAGACCTTACTAAATCAGATAAAAAACTAAATAAGCGTATGAAGAGTATGGATGAGCGCAACCTTGATATTATAGCCACCGCTACCAAACTTCGTAAGGACTACGAAACCTTGTATCGACAACTTCGGGAAATGGTATATCCAAAGAAAAAGGGTGATTCAAAATGACTTGGTGGAACATAATCAAATCAAGAGGAATAAGCAGTGGTGGCGGAAAAAAGCCACCACCGAGAAAGCCATCTAAGAAAAAAGGCGGTAGAACCATACAGGGCGGTACTTATGAAGCGGCTATGAATAATCTATCATTAGAATATTCCAAAGGTAAAATGACTGTTAATCAGTATGTTCGTGAAAAGAAAAAGATTCAAAAGAAGTTTGGGAAGGATTAAAATGACAGAAGTAAATGAAGATGTATTGGCTATACTAAAAGCCCTAACAGAAAAAATAGAGCAGTTGGAACAAACTGTTTATAATAATGATAATCTATTGATGAAGTCCGGTCTTGTTGTAGCAACAAGTCCAAGTCCAAAAATGAATAATACAATAGGTGCATCAACAGGAATCGGAGATGTTTCTAATATGGAATGGTCTGATATTCATAAGATGGTTGAAAAGATAGGTGGACAATAATGCCAGAAAGAGTAACTAAAGAGGAAAGGCTTGTTAGCCTTGCTATCGAAAAAGCAAGAAAGGTAAAGCAAGAATTGAACGCTAGAAATGTAGAACCTACTCAAGTTAGGGTTATAGAAACAGACCCCGAACCTGTAAAGATAAAAAGACCTAAAGCAGTTAATGTAAAACCAAAAAACCAAACACAAAAGAAAGAAGGATATGGTCTTGGTGGAGAAACTACTGAACATAGGTGATGTTCTATGCCTAAATCCGGCCTTCTATTTGAGAAGGGTAAAGCCTCTAATGAAATCCTTCAATGTTTTGAAAGAGTAAGGGTCGCTTATCTTTCTGCAAGAACCGACCCTAAAGAGTACGGTTCAAAATGGAGAAGTGCCGTTGAATATCTTAGAGATAACTATGATGATTCAGATGAGTTTGGAGAAGAGTTGAAAAAGTACATTGATTCCAAAGATTTAGAAAATGAGGATGCTTTAGATGTTACTACCACTATTGCTGAAAAAGTGTATGAATCAGTAAAAAGAATGAGATATGCTTCTGAACAAGTTTCTGACCCTTTCTCTAAAAACTTCAAGGATAATGTTCTTGAAGCATTATTAGAATCACCCGAAACAATGGTTAAATTCGTGCATTATGCTATGAGGAATGATAATAAGGCACTTAATCCATCCATTTACAGCGTTAAAGACATGGAACCTGACACCATTACAGACGGTCTTATGGGTCTTGACCTAGAAGTGGAGGATATACCCCTGTATATTATCGAACACTATGGGGATGGAAAAGACTCAAAGAAGGTAGAAAAGAAAGTAAAGGCCGCACTTAATATGTTGGAGTTACTCTTCTTTTCCAAGCATAGCGAAGAAGAATGGGAAGAGTTAGAAGATATTGATATGGAAGTAGAAACACCCAAAAAGATGATACAGAAGTCTGAAACACAGAAGGGTAAAACTGATTTCATAACACCTAACAAACCTATGTATAGAATATTTGATATTGATGATATTAGTGAATTGAAAGGTTTTAGTGGAGAATGGGTTGTTCAAGAAAAGTATGATGGTATGAGAATACAACTTCATAAAATAGATAATAACATTAAGGTATATTCTTACAACGAAAAAGACATTACCGATAAATGTAAAGACATAGTAGATGCTCTAAAGAAGAAGCATTTTGGTGATTGTATATTAGATGGCGAATTGATACTGTTTGATGGTGAAGATGCACTACATAGAGCAGATACAATCGCTCATGTGTTTAAGGGCAAATATCCTGATGCTAAACTAAAAGCACATATGTTTGACATTATGCGACACAATGAGAAGTCTGTTGCTGATGAACCATTAAGTGATAGAATGAATATTATGTTTAATAATTATTCAGTGCATTCTACCGAATACCTAAACTTCCCTTCAAAGAAAGATACTCGTATGGCCGATTCAATTAAGGACATAGAAAACTATTCAAAAGAAATTATGGATATGCCGACTTCTGAAGGTGTAGTAATTAAAGATGCTACTTCTACTTATTATATAGGAACACGAAAGAATCCTAAATGGATTAAGTGGAAAAAGTTTGTTGATTTAGATGTTATTGTATTAGATAAGAAGAGAACAAAAAGTAATCTTTACTCTTATACTCTTGGTATTGACATTGGCCCAACTGAAGAAGAGGCTAAACATATCAAAGAATTAGACGGTAAAAAGTACATGAATGTCGGAAAGGCACTTAATACTAAAATTGCCGTTGATGTCGGAGATATTATTAGAGTTAAAGTAGATGAAGTAAAGAAGAAAGGAGAAGTATATTCCCTTTATTCAGCCAAAGTAATAGAAGTACCGGAGGTTGAAATGCCGGATAAATTAGTTACATTAGAGATGTTATCAAAAGATACAAAGAAATCTCTTAACTATGATGTAAAAGCATTAGAGAAAGGAGTATCTATTACTGATTATATTCATGGAGAAGCCAATATTATTATTAAATCTGATATGGATGGGTTTACTATTTACGGTTCTGAAGAAAACAATCTAATGTTTAAGAATGCCCTTGCTAATTTAGATGATTGGAAGCAACAGGCAGAAAGTATAATGAAAACTAAACAAAGTATATTAGCAAATGAAATATTAAATTTTTTAGATGACGGCCCTAAACCAATTAAAAAATTACATGAGCATTTATTAAAAGAAGTTAAGTCTGAATATGAAGATATAATTTTAGATAAAAATAAAAACTTAAAAGATTGGGCTAAAAATAGAGATGGTATAGAATATAATCCTAAAACGAAAGAACTGTTCCGTGACCCCTCTAAAGTACAAAAAGAGCCAGAAATACTGAAAGCATACAAAACTCCTAAAAAATATCAAGAAGGTAACTTTAAGATATATTTAAGAGATGATGAAAACTTAAATTTAGTAATTAAGTTAGAAGATGAAACTATCAATTGGCTTATTGATTTAGAAAAAGACGACGATATATTTAGATTATTTGGAAAGGCTAACAAATATCCTGCCCAAGTAGCACAGAACATATCCAAGAAAAAAGTTATTGATTCCGGTAAAATCAGATTAGGTGTTCAGAAAACAGGCTACCATGAATACTTCTTAGAGGGTAATAAGTTTGAAACTAAGATGCACTTCCGAGTAATTGAAACGGATGATAAGACAATGTGGTTGGCATGGACGGGCTATAAACAGAAACCTGCTGATAAAGAAGGTGATTCCGGTTTATGGAATATCAGCGAAGATAGGTACTCAAAACTATCATTGCCGAAGAAATAACCGATTTTATTATATAGTTAAAGAAGTACAAGGAAGGTTGAAAGACATGAGCATAAGTGTCATGGCAACAAGGAATGATGATTTTCATATTCTAAAAAGCCAAGACGATTTGATGATAGGGGGATATGCAAGTATTGAAGTCGTGGATAAACAAAACGATTTAATTACACTAAAAGCATTACAAACCGCCGTTAAAAAATTCATGGAAGATAAAAAGTTCAGAAATGTAATGACAAATCATTCAAATGTTCAAGTCGGAGAAGTTGTAGACTCTTATAGAGATAAAAGTGGAAAACTATGGAAATCAGAAGTAGATGATGTAGGGTTCTTTGTAGTAATTAAATTAAGAGATGACATAGAAAAAGCCAAAGAGGTTGGAAGAGGTATTCGCAAAGGCACATTAAGGTCTTTTAGCATAGGTGGACAAGCATTACAAAAAGTAAAGAAAAGCCACGGTGAATTAGGGGAGTATAACGAGATAAGCAAATTAGAACTCCATGAAGTAACAATATGTGAAAAAGGCATTAATCCCGAAGCGAAGTTTGATATTCTGAAACAAGATATTGGAGATGAAAAAATGAGTGATAAACTTGAAAAAGCACTTGACGAACTTGATGTTCTTTTGAAAGAAGTTGAGATGTTAAGAGAGGGCGAGGAAGTTGAATCGGCTGAATACGCCGATGAGGGTTCTGATATGGAACAAGCAGATGACATGATGGAACAAGCAGATGAAATGATGGAAAGAGCCGATGATGATGAAGGTGATAAAGATAAAGAAGCAGGTGACTATGATAGGGAAATGACTTCTGATAAGGCATACCTTCGTACTCTTGATGGTGCTGGAAACCAAATTGGTGAACCAGCAGATAGAATCGTTATTAACAACGGAAAGCCAACTTCTTCCGATATGCCGGTAGTAAAGGCATTTGGAAACAATGAATTTGATACACTAAACCTATCAAATGCAAACATTGAGAAGGCTTACGAAGCATTCCGTCAAGAACAACTTGAAGCACTTGCATACGATAACCTACGAAAGTCCTTTGAAACTCGTTTTGAGTCAGAAGTGGCAAACCGTGAGAATGTTCTAGCAAAGGCTAACTATGACGCACAGGCTGAAATTGCTTCCATGAAGGAAGAGTTTAGCGAATTGAGAAAATCTCTTACTGCTGAAAAGGAAACTATCCTAAAGGCACAAGAAGAGTCAGTAATTAAGATGCCAAGTATTGATGATATTGCATCAATGGATTGGTCTGATATTCACAAAATGGTGAACAATATTTAAGGTGATTAAGATGGTAGGATATATTAACACAATTGCAGATTTAGAAGCACAAACATACGGAATGAATCTACCTGCTGGTAATGCTTTGCTAAAGCAAGCCGGTATGGTTGGTGGAATACACACAGGACATGACGGTTCTCCGTCATTTAGCGGTTCAGCCGTTTCTGATGTATCAGCACTATACAATGTCGTTTATGGACAAAAGGTTTGGTCTATGCTAAACCGTGAAGTAAATGCACTTTCAATGATTTCAAAGAGGCCATACACTTCAAGCGGTTGGAGAGTATTAAAGAGCAGACCTGCGGGTGGCTCTGGTAATCTCTTTACAGTTGATAAAGCAGATGTTTCCCTAACATTGGGAGAATTGGGTTCAGACACACCAAGAGCAGATTCTATTGGTGGTGTTCCTGAAAATGCTGGTCTTTCAACTGCACAAGATGGATTGGGGCCAATTGCACCAACTTATGCTCAATTGAACATGAGTCCTAAAGTAGTTGCTCATCAATTTGATTTCAGTGAGTTGGCTATGGAAATGGCACAGATTGACGATGGAATTGGCGATATTAGAGCGCAAATGCGTGAAGATATGGGTAAGCACCATGCAGAAGTACAGAACAAGATGCTTGTTATGCCACTAGAGTTTTATGGTGAAGCAACACTATTGCCTAACATTGGTAACAACTATACTTCTCTGTTGAAGGTTATTACTTCAAAGTCTGAATTAGACCTAATGGATGCACAATCTTCTCTAATGACAGATGGTGCTACTGCAACAAATGTAAGCCACATTTACGGTACAAACCGTGATAGTGCTTCATTCCTTGATGCTGAAGTTGATGAAGGTACAACTTATGCGGCAACAGGAGTTAGGTCACTAACTCTAACTTTGCTAAATAACATGGTTCGCAATCTAAGACTTGCTGGTGGTTCACCAAAGGTTATTCTAACCGGATATGATACCATTCAAGCAATTGCAGACCTATTGCAAAGCCAAGAGAGATTTATGGATAGAAAGGAAATTGTTCCAACAGTAAACGGTGTTCGTGGAACAAAGGGTCAAGAAGTAGGATTTAGAGTAGCAACATACTACGATATTCCGCTAATTCCTGTAAAGGACATGACTCAAACCGGACTTGCATCAACTAAACTATCAGACCTATTGTTCCTTGATACAGACCATCTATGGTTGTCTGTTATGAAGCCAACTCAATACTTTGAGGATGGAATCGCTAATGGAAACCCATTCGGGGTAGGAACACTTGGAAACCGTGCATTGTACCGTACTATCGGTGAAGTCGGTTGTTCGTTCTTCAAGGGTCAAGGAAAGATTACCAACATACAGTGAGGAAATAAGGAGAGGATATATATGGCATTTGCAACAGTTATACACTTAGAAATGAACTTAGAAGGAAACAGAAGGATAGTTTGTGGTCAAACTACCACTGATAGCACAGACGGAAATATTGAAACAGGGCTTTCAAGCGTTGATTCTCTATTATTTACCCATAAGGGTTCTGCTGAAGAAGCGGCGGCGGCAGTTATTAATGCTGATTTGCCACTTGCAAGCGGTAATGTAGCAATACATTGTGTTAGCGGTGATGTAGTTTATTTCATGGCAATCGGACAGTGAGGCGATTTAATTGACAGTAACTATTTTAGCCGACCATAAAGGCGTTGCTCGACCAAGAGTACACGGTGACGAATATGTGGTTGATGCAACAGTTAATGTTGAACCGCATGTAGCGGCAGGTTTCCCAATATCAGCAAGTGATTTAGGACTTTCAAGAATCACTGCGGTACATATTACAGGAGTAGAAAAGTTTGATACCTTTCTCCCGCAAATATTGATAGGTGCTAGTGATGGCTCTTATCTTGCGGTAGATGGTAGTTCATCTACTTCTACATTCCAAATAGTAGTAACAGATTTAGATGGCTCAAACGCTTCTGCTTCTGATGCTGATGATGTTGGAATGGTACGAATTAGAGCATACGGATTGATTTGAGGTGAATTAGTTGGTTAAACTTAAACTAACACCTAATTCAACAATGGGTCTTTTGAAAGTTACGCCAACACAGGAAATCACAAGAGAAAAAGAAATAGAAGTTAGCGTTGTCTTTGCGATTAATCGCATTGGCGACCCTAACTATCTATTTACTTTTGAAGAATGTGACCGTTCTGAGTTGGAAAACGCTGATGAAAAGTTATTGGCGAGTGCTTCTATTGGTCTAAAAAGAGAATTAACCGCAAAGGATTTAGTTGATACTCTACTACCAAAGAAAGTAGTGCCAAAGAAAACTACACCAAAGAAAACTACGAAGAAGGCTAATAAGTCCTCTCTATCTACTGAATAATATCGGTAGTATTAATAGAGAGGCGTAGCCTCCCTCAAGTGAAACAGGTGATATTATGGGTATTGCATGCAGGTCAAGTGGCGTATTAGGTGCAAGTAAATTAATTGTTACAGGAAGAACAAAATTAGTTAGCATTCATGCGGCTCTTTTTGTTACCGGCGGTGACGCAGTAACTATTAATGTGTTCGATGGAACCGATAATACAGGCACTAAAATAGCAATGATTTCAAGTGCGACTAACGGTTATCACAACTTAGAATATGATATGCACGGAGTTTTGTGCAATACAGGATTATTCTTAGAAGTGGCCGAAGCAGGTTCATCCACGGTCAATGTTTCTATTGAGTTTAACTGAGGTGGTTAAATGGCGGCATTAAACCAAGATACAAGACTAATTATGACTATACTATTCGTTGGTACTGTTAGCGGTGCTAATGTATATTTTTATGCTAACTACGGAGTTAATTTCCCATACACCACATTGGCCCATGCAACCTTGTTTGGTCTAATTACTGTTGGTGGAATCATGTGTCTAAAGGCTATCTTTGATTTATCACTTAATGATAAGATAGAATTGAGATTGTTAGATAGAAGAATCAATGCTTATTGGGAACGCAGAGCGAGAGATGAGCAACAAAGACAAAAACTTACAGAAACTATGAAGCAATACAATACTAATGTTATTGCACCAAGCACCACAATGTACGAAACAGAAAATACAATCTCAAATGATTTTTTGGCTAAGTTACAATGAGGTGATTAAATGTTTAATGACATAATGGGTTTTACAGAAACCGACTATGTTTATAATCAAAGCAGGGCGCATTCTGCTGATATGTTTTTTATGAAAATGAGAATGTGGTTTTGGGTCACTTGTGCCTCTCTATCATTTTTCTTTTTGGGAAACATAATGGGAGTTTTTGACATAAATGTTGTTGGTTGGTTAGTAGACAACCTTTGGCATTCTTGGGAGGTTTAATCTTGTCAGTAATGACAGGATTTGCTATTCTTGTTGGAGAAGCAATGATAGGTTTTTGGAAAAAAATACATGCAATTAATTTCGGTGTTTATGGGGCGACAATGGTAGGTAAAACAACATTAAGCCACCAATTAAGAACGAGGGGAGAAGTACAACAAATCAATGAAAGGACTGTTGGGTTACATAGACCAACAAGAAAAACAATTAAGATAGATGGAGATATGCACACTATAAGAAGTTCTGATATAGGGGGAGAAGCGATATATTGGAAAGAATGGGCTAAAGACATGAGAATAAGAAAACCAAAATATATTATTTTTATGATAGACCATAGACATTTAGATAGTGGAGTTAATTTAGACCATCAAGTAGCGTGGAAGTTTTTAGTTGATGTTATTATTAATGATAGATGGCCCAACGGTAAAAAGAAAAAAGAAAAAGATTATCCTTTAGCAGTAGGAATATGGGCTAATAAATATGACATATGGGGAGAGAAACATAAATCAGAAAAATCAATTGAGAAGCATGAGATTTTTGAACCTTTCAAATACGGTATGAGGCAATTAAATGATAAAGGAATACCATGCTTCAAATATATAGTTTCAGCAAAATCAGACCCCGAAATGGTGTATAAAGGAATCACTACAATGATAAAAGATTATTGAGGAATAAATATGGCATATCAACAACCGAACCTAATAGGAACTAATGTTTCAATAACACCCACTTCAAGCAACCCAAGTCAAATGCAAGCATTCTCTTTGAATAAGTTTTTACCTAAACTACAACAGTTTAGAGCAGGTGGAAATATAACGGAATACAAATATGATGCTATTAAACCTAAAAAGCAATTAAAAGAAATAAAAAAGATTCTATTACCGGAAAAGAAAAGTTTTCTGAAAGTAAAGTATGGTAATAAGTTTAATTTTAAGGATATTTGTGTTGTTTGCGGTACACACCATGTTTGGGAATCGGGAGATTTTCTAAGACCCCCTATCCCTTTAGATAAAGTAACAAAGGGTAGACCGATGAGAGGAACATATTGTCCTAAACACGCAGGTATTCATAAACAAATGGAAATGCTTCAACAGCAGATTCTTGCTGATGAACACGGAATAGATTTCAAAGCCTTCATTCCTAAAATCAAAACCCCTCAAATTATGAAAGGAGGGCCATTAACTACATTGAGTAAAAAAGATGTTGTTAGTTTAACTTCAACCGGATGGGTTATAAAGCCGCCCACCTTGACAGACAATGAAACGACTATGGCGGAGATAGTTCGCTTAGTCACAGAGATAGGTTTATCCACAGAAAGACTCAACCATTTATTAGGTAAAGGAGAGGAATAAGATGGCATTTGGAACAAGCAATAAAGCAGTATTGGGTGCAGTACAAGCACAAGGCGACCAGCAATTTAAGAATGTGAGTAACTTACTTTCACTACAAGAAAATCATGTTGAAGAGTTTTTTCAATATCACGGAGAAATGTTCTTTGCTGCTGTGGAAAAACTTTTAGAAGATGTAATAGAAAGGTCAGTTAGTCAAATGCTAACCAAATTAGTTTTTGTTCAAGATTCTACTTCCGGTACTATGAAGTTACAATCCGGTTCTTTAGCAGAATTTGAAAAGATTACACAAGAAAATATTGATTTAGATTTAACAAGACTATTAGATTCAGCAATTAATACAGAAGTCATTAATCAAAGAAAAATGGCAAAACAGCAATACCTAGAATCTCAAGGGTTCTCGACACCAAATGCACAGGTTTCTGCTGGTGCGGCTATCGCTGGCGTAACAGGCAATATGCAACAGTATAACCAAATGAATAACGCAGTAAATAACGGTTCGGGCTATCCTATTCCTCCTAATGGAACAGACGGATATGGTAGACCATATTGGATTGATGCTAACGGTCAAATGTCATATGAGCCACCACAAAGCGGTTTAGGATTAGGTTCAGCAATACAAAAAGGTGCTGCTTGGGCTAAATGGTTAATGTGAGTTGATTTATATTGAAACTGTTTTATCAGCGAACCGGCAGAAGTGCCGAATGGAATGAAGATACTGCTAAAACAGAGTTTTTGTATTTTATTTTTCAAGACTACATCACTACTAAACAAAAGAATATTTCTGAGATAGATGAGTTTATCGAAGAGATGGCTGATGTTAATGAGGAAAAAGAGTTTATGAAAGATGGCTTTAATAAGACCGAGTTTGATAACATAAACCAAACGGCTATAACAGACATCGAAAGTGAAAAAATAAGTGAATTGAAAGTCTTAGGTAATAAAGAAGAGATTTTTCAAACGGCTCTCAAGTTTGTTGGTGATTCTACCATAAAAGATGCGGCTAATAAACTCAATCTACAAAGTAAATTAAAAATCACTTCTGATTTTGATAAAGAAGTGTATGCTAAAAAAGGATGGACAAATGAATACGGGTCTTATTTTTCCAAAGTCTTTGATACCATGAAAAAGGATGAAAAGACTAAAGAGAATCGTGATAGAAAGGTAGAAACTAAAACATTTACTCTTAATGAAGATAAAGTAGAGGGTAACTTAACTAAAGTTAAGAAGTTAAAAGAAGCAGGTTTTCAATTTATTACAAAAGAAACTGTTGGTACTAAAAAGGAAACCGGTGAAACCACAGGTGGAACCGGAATGGGTGATATGAAGTATTCAAGAACAAGAGCAGTTACAAGAAACTTCGGCACTGTTCAACAAGGTATTCTTGATATGGATGAATTAGCGACTTTTTATGAACAAAAAATCCTTCCTACAAAAAGAGTTCCTGAAGGTGGTAAAGGATTAGATTGGAAATATGAAACTGTTGATTTACAATATGTTATTCAAAGACTTCTTTATTATGCGGGGGAGTTTAAGGATGCTAAAGGTAAAGCAACAGTAAAAGGATTAAAACTACCAAGATTAGATGCCGAAGCACAAAGAGCAGGTGCTGAAAGGTCAAGAAGAAGAAGGGGAGTAGGTAAAGAGGGGCCATTACGGAACCCCGATAAATTTAAGATAGATGTAGACCCTTCTATGATTGCTTCTGTAATATCCAAAAAAAGGAATATAAAAGCAATACAAAACATATTTGACGATATAGAAAAAATAGTCGAATTGGGTCAAAAGGGTAAAAAATTAACTAAAACTGATTTAGACAAAATCCATAAAGACATTGCTAAAGTACAAGAAGATATGGAAAAACTTTATCCTGAAGATTTCAATTATCCGGCATATGCACAACCTAAAGAAGATGGAGATAAAAGAGCAAGATATGGTTTTAATGGATATATTTACATTTTTAATGCGGCTTCAAAGAAATTAGCACAAGAGTATGGTAGTAAATATCATAAAATAATTGTTGGGCTTGAAGAAAAAGGAGAAAAGAAAACAATAAAGGCATTCAAAGAACGGCAATTTGAATTATACAACGGTAGTGTTAATCACTTTTTGGCATGGGCGACAAAGGGATTAGACGCACTTGTATTGACATATATTGAAGCAATACAAGAATATGGTAGACAGGTTCTTGCGGCATTAGAAGAGGCCGCAGGTATTAGATATAAACAAGACCTAAAGGCAAAAGAAGCATGGAATGAACCCGAAAAATGGTTAAAAACCCAATTGACAGGTATATTGAATGACATGCAACATTTGTATGTAGTCACATTAGTTGTATCAAAAACTACAAAGGATGAAAATGTTTCATATAGAGTTGATAAATGGAATGTAAAACCAAGATATGATTTACTTCCTCCCGCTATTCAAAGATATACTTCTATGCCAGCACAAAAATTAGGTGGCGGTTCTTTTGTTTCTGATGAACAAATGGGTGCAAAACCAAAACAAAGAAAGTACATTAGAGCCGAAGAACAGGTAGATTATCAAACTCAAAAGAAAGTTTCTGTATTTGCTAAAACTATTCTTAGAAGATTAAATGAAATAAGGAGTGTGATTTGAAATGCCTGTAGCGTCCTCCCCAAGTGATTACACTGCAATCAATGTTGATTATTCAACAGGTCAAGGTTTCTATACAGATAAGAATGCCGTTTCGGATATGTTACAGATACCAGCATTCTCTTCTTCTACTTATCCAACTCAAGCACAAATTGGTTCTATTATTAAAAACATAGAAGGTATTGTTGATGATAAAGTAAAAAGGTCATATAGACCGATTATTTACGAAAACGAGTTCCATAACTTTGAGTTTATTCGCCATCCTATGCAATCCTATTATGGGGGCTATGTTGGTTTTATTCAATTAGATGTGCTTAAACTAAGAAAGGTTATTTCACTGCAAGTTTGGCAAGGTAATCAATATCAAGAATTAGCATCAGCACAAGCAAGTATTTCATTAAATTCAACAGGATATAACAACCTAAGAAGTATTACTTTGCAATTGCCAAATAGCGGAGATTCTTGGGTTTTATATCATCACGCAGAAGGCTCATTAGCCGCACATAACACATTCCACAATGGCTTCGGTTCTAAGACAACTGCACAGGAAATATGTCATTTAATCAATGAAGAATACCCTGCGAGAACGGCACAATTTACAGGGGCTACAAGAGATAAAGTATTGACTTCTTCACCTAATGGATTAAACATCAGTGACTTCTTTTATGCAAGTACAGACCCCGATGATAGTAATAAGATAAATATTTCAAGTCTTTTAGCAGGTGAAGATGGTTCTGCTTGTACTCTTACAATAGCAGATAAAGCCGGACAAGATTCAAGCACTACATCAACAGCATTTACAGATATGCAAGATATGAAGCGTCTTGGTTCATTTTGGTCTATTGGTGATGAAGGTAGAATCTTCTTCCTTAGAGATTATCCTTATCATACACAAAACTCAATCATTGTAACTTATATTGCAGGTAGTGGAAGAGTACCTTCTGCTATTCATAAAGCGACTACTATGTTAGTGGCGGCTGAAATAATACGGCATGACGACCAAAGTATATTAATTGCTGAAACAGGTAGTAATATAAGTACAAAGGAAAAGTATGATATATTGGTAAAAGAAGCCAATGATATATTAAGCGGTAAAGGCGATATGGTGTTCTTATTGGATTAGGTGATAATATGACTTG